GTGAAGAAAGGGAGTCGACATAATTTCGTGGTTTCACAGGAAAATTGGACCCTCCATCGAAAAGGTTATCAAGACCAACGCCGCCATCAGGAGAAAGTAAAGGAAGCGATACGGAAAAATCTACCCGACCTTGTGAGCGAAGAAAACATCATCATGTCAAATGGGCGCGAAGTCATTAAAATCCCGATCCGCTCATTGGATGAATATAAAATTCGCTACAATTATGATAAGAATAAGCACGTCGGTCAAGGGGATGGAGACAGCCAAGTCGGGGACGTGATTGCCCGTGATCCAAGTGCTGGACAGCAAGGACCGGGCAAAGGCCAAGGAGCAGGTGATCAGCCTGGAGAAGACTATTTTGAAGCAGAAGTGTCGATTCTAGAATTGGAGGAATTGTTGTTTCGCGAGCTGGAGCTGCCGAACTTGCAGCAAAAAGAAGAGGATCATCTCGTCGTCGAACATATCGAGTTCAACGATATTCGCAAAAAAGGCTTGATGGGCAATATCGATAAACGGCGAACGATTCTATCTGCAATCAAGCGAAATGCATTAGAGGGAAGACCTGGACTTATACCAATTTACAATGATGACCTAAGATTTAAAACATGGAACGAAGTGGTCCGCCCAGAGTCAAAGGCCGTTGTCCTCGCGATGATGGATACATCAGGGAGCATGGGGCGTTGGGAAAAATATATGGCTCGCAGTTTCTTTTTTTGGATGACGCGCTTTTTGCGTACGAAATATGAAACGGTAGACATTGAATTCATCGCCCACCATACTGAAGCAAAAGTCGTATCGGAAGAAGACTTTTTCTCAAAAGGGGAGAGCGGTGGGACGATTTGTTCATCCGCTTATCGGAAAGCACTCGAGCTCATCAATGAAAAATATGATCCTGCTCGCTACAACATTTATCCGTTCCACTTCTCAGATGGTGACAATTTAACGTCTGACAACGCTCGCTGCCTTAAGCTTGTGCATGAGCTAATGGAATCGTCCAGCATGTTTGGCTACGGTGAAGTCAATCAGTACAGTTCCCAAAGAGGTAAACGTTCATCTTTAATGAGTGTCATAAGTCAGATCAAAAATGAAAAGATTAAATCTTACGTTTTGGAGAAGAAAGAAGATGTTTTTAATTCGCTTGTGTATTTCTTTGGACGTAAACGTGAGAAAAAAATTCTAAGTTAGGGGGAGCACCTGCGATTTGCAGGTGCTTAAATTTTAAGATAAATTTTTATTTCAAAGTGATCAGGCTCAACCCAATCTTTTTTGCGAGTGTACTGGATTTTTTCAATTATGCTTTTTAATAGTTTATTCTGTTCAAAAGCATTATCCGTTTCATAAAATGCCTTTAATGCATTTCTGGCTTTAGGCAAAAACTGATCATAATGTTTTTCTTTCTCTTGTTCAATATCAATCTCTTTTTTGAGTTGTGCAATTTTCTCTTGGGCGTTTTTGATCCGCTCAGTGATAGCTTGCTGGCGTTCCATGAAAACATCAATTGTGTAAATTCCTTGCTCCAAAAGGTCATGAAGATTATCTTTTTGAGTCTGAGCTTTCTTTAACACAGTTTGCTGTTCTTTAAGGGCGCGCTCTTTTTCAGGTATAAGAGAAACTTTCTTCCGTTCTAGTAGCTCACCTTCAAACTCTATCGATTCTAATATATCCGATAGAGATTCTATTACTTTGTCCATAACTAAGTGTAATCCAGCCCCCTTATGAAAAGGAGCACAAGTCCTTGTGTAACAACGAATGTGATGATTAGGGCGGTCTCGATTAGGCTGGTATTTCATTACGCGGCCACAGATTGAACAACGCAATAATCCAGCTAATGGGTTTGTTAAAGTGTTTGGTTCAATCATAGGAGGACGCCAACGAGAGGAGTGGGCTTCATTAGCGCGGTCAAATAGTTCTTTACTGACAATTGGTTCATGTGCATTTTCTTTGATTATCCAATTCTCACGAGGCATCTTTTTCCTAACTCTTTTACCATTTCTCTTATATTGTTTAGTTTTTCCCCATATGATTGTACCCGTATAAACTTCGTTTTTTACTATCGCGGTAAGAGTAGAGTGTTCCCACTGGTTTGCACGCTCAGGCGGCGGGATTTTATGCTCATCTAAATAACGAGCTAAAGCATGGCGGCCATAGCCTTCCGCCATTTTTTCAAATATCAACTTTACTACCCAAGCTGTTTCTGGATCTGGAACTAGTTTCATTTTTTCGTTACGCAAGTATCCATAGGGTGGTTTTTTGCCGATGAACTTTCCTTCCGAAGCACTGGCACGTCGTCCTCTTTGTAATCGTTTGTTTATGTTCTTTAATTCCTCGCGAGAAAGGATAGATTTAACACCAAATAAAAGTTCAGCTCCTTCTTCTGTAGGGTCGATTACTTCGGTTGGTGTGATAACTAAAGTTTCACTATAGGCAAATGCTCGGTATATTAATCCCATATCGAACATATCACCGCGACCTAACCTGTCTAGGTCCATCACCAAAACTCCATCAACAGCACCATCTTCTACTTCTTTTAAGAGTTCCTGAATTTTTGGGCGTTCATTTATGTATTCGCCAGAAACAACTTCTTCAAACGGCGGAGCGACCAAATTATGATTCTCCTTTTTTACAAGTTCTAATAGTTGTTTGCGGTGGCGTTCAAGTGTATCGTATTCTCCGTTTTGTTCCCTTTCTAAGTCCTTACGGCTTTTACGCAAATAAATGAACACATCCAATCCAGTGGGGCGCATAGTGATTTCTCCTTTCTAAGCAAAAACAAAAAGTTTCAGATTATTTTGGAAGTCCTCCTCATTAAAACGTTGAAACGGTACATTTAAAGAATAAAAGGGATATTTTTCATTCGGTTTTGCTTTAACAATGATCCATTTTGAATCTAATCGTCCCTCAATCTCTTCGTAATAAACCCACATAGTTGATTACCTCTTTTCCTGTTTGTTTTTTTAACTGATTCATGACTCGCCATGTTTCATCAGACCACTGAGAAGGATCATAACTTTTACGCTTATATGGGTTCTTAATTTTAAATAAATTTTTCTGCTGTTTTTTAAATAAATGCCTATTTTTTATTTGAGTCAGTCGGTCAATTACCATACATTTCGGTAAGGTAAATATTTCAGCTATTTCTTCTGGAGGATATGAGAGGTATGTATCCAAAATATGTTTAGGCATTGCGGCATAAAGGCCGAACCGACGAGCCTGATTTTCTTGTAGCTCGCAGAATTCCTTAGGTATTGAGCGCTGATCGCCAACATGAAAAAGAATATGACATAATTCATGGAAGAAATCCTCTCTTTGCTTTTCTATAGATTGATCCTTGTTAAGAAAAATTACACTATATTCGTCATCATATATACAATTGCTCTTGTGTGTGTGGAGCACAATTTCCACTTGGAATGCAACGGATAGGTTTTCGATGTTTAAATCTTGAACCTTTTTTATATTTTTATGCTTATACTCATTGGATATCCAATCTTCAAGGTATGTTTGACACAATGGAATCACCCGATGTTAAGAATGTATGTTCGATTGAACTTTAGAAAAAAAATCCAATGGTTAGGATTTTTGTGAAAAATTAATCTAAATTATGTGGGAGTCGTAAATTATATTTCTTAGTGAATGTTTTTTTGTCAATGCGATCGAAAGTTGACTCAATTTCTTTTTCAATATACTCTTCATTATCGTTTAAAAAAGCTAATAAGCAATTAAGGCAACTATTTTTATCCAAAAGATGAAAAGGGAGTTGGGGAGTTAAACTATCCCATACTTTACTAAATTTCTTTTTTAAAATCTCTTCATTCATATCAAGTGTCTCAATATAAGAATTAATATATGATTTTATTGCTGGTGCTGAATTAATTAATGAGGGACTGTTAAGGTATAATCCATTCCCTAATCCACTCAGATCAATAATAAAGACTTCTAAACAATGGTTCAATGCGTGTTCAATATTATTCTGTCGTTGTAGATGTACTGCTTTATGTAATTTAACATTTCGGAATAATCCATATTTATGAGAGACCCGATTGTTTTCCTCTGCTTCGGTGAAAAGAGACCAAGCTATTTCATGGTTTGTAGGGTAATTATTATGTTTAGACACAAAATCAATAGCTGTTGCTACATTGTAAATCCCATCTTTGGAAGAATACCTATGTGCAGGGATAATATAATAATAAGTATTGAAAACCTCTTTACCTTTATTAGTAAGGATGTATCTGCGGGTTCTCATTTTTGAAAAATTATCTAACTCAGATTCTGTAAAATTTGCAATTATTCTATCGATCAGTTCTTGTTTATTGCCCGAAACCTTTAAACTATTATCTCGTAATATCTGTTTAAGAGAGTCAACTTTCATGTATTTTAAAGATTCCATTGGAGTTGATAGTCTTAAATAGTCTTCGTAAACTAATTTTTTCATTGAAGTTTCTGCATCAATTCCATAATCATATCTGAAATATTGTGGAAAACTACTGTCTGCTTCTTTTCCATTTATCCAGTCAAGTAGAACGATCTCACCTGGAAGTAATCCAATGTCAAGCTTTTTAGTATAGATTTTATTAATTTCAGGAATTGATCTATCAATTGAAAATTCTATTTTAAATAATGATTCTTGATTTTCACAATTATTTTGAATGGTACTTTTTTGTGAATAGGTAGGTGTTTTTAATTTCTGTTTAATCCAATCAATTAATCCCATTAAAACTCTCTCCTTCTCTAATGATAAAGGTTCATAATTATCCATAATATAGGATTTTATTTTCCGTCTTTTTGTTCATTCTCCATAAAGCGCTTCTTTAATTCTCGAAATTGCTGTAATTGTTGCTCAAGGAATTCCTCTTCATCAGGTGTTAATTCTTGACCTCCGTCACGAAAAGCAATACTTAGTTGTTTTACTTCTTTTTTTTCATTTGGTTTATCATCTGTTCTTCCGAGCAAGTAGTCAGTAGAAACCTCAAAAAAGTCCGCAAGTTTTTGAAGGGTTTCTGTATCGGGATTTCTATTTCCATTTTCATAACCAGAAATAGATACTTTTGTAACGTTCACTTTTTTCCCTAATTCCTCTTGTGTAATTTTCCGCTCATTACGAAGCTTTTTTAATCTTTCGCCTAACAAAGTTAACACCCCGTTTCTTATCAATATTATAAGTTAACAAATAGATAACAAAAAGGGTGAGTCTATATAGTTAACTAAATAGAAACAAAATCAAAAAAACCTGTTGACAAGTTAACTAATGGTGAACTATAATCAAGTTAACACAAGGTTAACTGAAAGGGGGTTGATAAAATGGCACTTGAAAAGCTAAAAGAAATTAGAATGAATGCTGGTTTTACTTATCAACAGGTGGCAGATCAAATTGGAATATCTAAAGAATATTACTGGATGATAGAAAATGGTAAGCGTCGATTGACTTATGAACTTGCTGTTAAGATTGCAAAAGTTTTTAAGTCTAGTCCTGACCATATTTTTTTAAACAGTGAGTTAACTACTAGTGAACAACTAAGTTCTATCTCTGAACACGAAAGGAGGTTAGCTAATTGAATTTAGCCAGGGCCGTCCACCTTCCCCCTAAGCATACAAATGTATCAAAGGGGGATGAGCATATGGACAGCAAGACAATGAAATTAGGAAACTCAACGGTTACTGTTTATTCCAACCTTGTGAACATGTCGCCTGAAGAACGCAAAGAATGGTTTGACCGTGAGTGGGCAAACGGAAACAGCGTTCTAAAGGACATGGCAGGAGTTATATCAGAGATCGCAACAACAACTGAAACTGATCCTTGATAGGGGACCATCCCTATCCAACTGGACAAGCCTTTAATCAAAGCATAGCAACCTGCTTGCAACAAACATAGTTGTCAAATGTTACGAAAGGAGACGGAATGTAATGGCAATCGGAACAGATATCGCAGCAGCCAGACAACGAAAAGGTCTCACGCAACATGAGTTAGCTGAAAAGTTACCGTTTTGTAGATCGAGCGTAGCGCTCCACGAAACAGGCAGAAGAGAGGTCAATAAAGAGGATTGGAAGTATTATTGCCAAGCGCTTGATGATGCAGTATTCACCTTGAAGCGACAACGCGATGCGACTGGGGGAGTCTATATTCCATATTTGGACGGCCCTATTGTAGAGCACAATCCAGCGGCACTAACATTCTTAGCTCGTAGGGAGCTAAAGCAGGCCAAGGAGCATTTGAATGAAATCGATGTGAGTAAGCCGGTGGATATGATGTCAGGTGCTGAGACTTCCCATGTTGAAAGGACAATAAATGAATTACTCGACGCAGCAGCAGCGGCTCAAACGCTTGTGATTGATTTATGTAGTCGGCTTGATATGTCCTTCAGTAAAGAGGTCAAACAGTGGCAGGGAAGCCTTATGGCTCGCCAGATGATTGCAAGGAGGAATGTGTGATGATGACAAAACCGCTAAGTGATTTAAATCGTGCGGAGCTGGAAGTAATTTTGTCGGCAATGAGGCTCCAAGTGAGAACGCTCAAAGGAGCAGAAAAGGATTTATTCTCTCTGGATTATCAAAAGGTTTTAAAGAAGGGGAGAGAGGTAGAGCTAGATGGCATGGGGATGAAACACATTTGCTATGCGCTAAGAAGAAAAGCACTCATGTTAACGGCTGTATATGGAAATGAGGCACGCAAGGCGCAGAAAAAAATGCTCTATAACCTAGCTTACAAAATCACAATGAAACGGATTCGGTTCCAAGAGGAACATAATCCATTAAACAAACACAAAGAAACGCCTGCCCTCCCGAAAGCAGACGTTTCATAAAACACTCGTTTCCCAATTTCATAGTAGCATAGTGATTCTAACTTGGCAAGCCTTAGCGGTTTGCCGAGAGGGACACAACCATCCCCCCGTTTCTATCTATCTCCCCTAGGGTGTGTCTCTCTCGGTGCGGCTAAGCACCAACAAAATTTGAAAGGGGAAAAATAAATGAACGCAAGTGAAGCAAACTTACTATCTCGGAGTTGTGGGGACAGGTTAGCAGAATCTCAGTTTAAGGAGATCACGAGTCACATTGAAGCTGAAATTGTTAGAGCAGCTTAAAAGGACCATTCAGGAAATAGAGCAATTTCAGTTTGAAGTCAAAACAAATTTGATTTCAGAGATCTCCATTGGTGAGAAAAAGAGGAAAGGGGCGGAAAACCTTGATGACAACAACTGAACAAGTGGGGTACACCAAACGCTTGAACGAAATCCTTTGTTCTAGACCTTCGGAACAGCGGGATAGACGTCTAGCCAATTTTATGACTGACTTAGAGGGCGCTTATCAAATACCACTGGTAGGCAAGGATCGAATTGAGGATTTTGAAGTAAAAAATCCAAAAGTTATGCAACTGTACCGTATTGCTTCAAAAGCAAGGACATTATTTTAAAGAGGGGTGAGGACATGAGTAATGCGAAGCTAGTCACGTTTACTGAAGGTGAGGACTTCTATCTTTATCACCATATCGAGGTGTTAGGCGAGGCGGAAGGGTGCCTACGTTGTGCACACCAAATGTCAAAAGAGCCGCGTCACATAATAGATCGCTATCGGCTCTTAAAGGCGCAGCAAAAAGAAGAGACCCGCCAGATTGCCGTCTGACGAGTCTCAGGGTCACCTTATTCATCCACTTATAAACAGTATAAGGTGGCCCTCCAAAAAATGCAAGGGAGGACGATTATGAGCGAAGAACAAAACAGCTCCTTACCGGCTGAACAAGGCTCTGGTAGCTTAGCCACTACCGGCGGCGGAGCGTTACTACATTTTTCACCTGAGAAAATTAAGGTCATTAAGAACACAGTCGCAAAAGGCGCTACAGATGACGAGTTGGAAATGTTTTTGCATCTGGCGGAGAGATACCAACTGGATCCTTTTGCTAAAGAAATTTGGTTCGTCAAACGGCCGAAAAAAGTCAAGGATGCAGCCGGCAACTGGGATTACAAGCGTTTGCCGAATGGCGAAATTGACTACGAAGGTGTAGATCCGGTCATTATGACGAGCCGCGATGGATATGTCAAAGTGGCGCAATCTGATGCGGAATTTGAGGGCTTAAACAGCTTTGAAGTAAGGGCAAATGATACCTTCCACTTTAATCCGATGACCGGAGATATTAAGCACGAAATCGGCAGCAAGAGAGGCCCCATTACCGGAGCCTGGGCGATTTGTAAGAGAAAGGGCCGAGAACCGGCTATTGCAGTTGTAGATTTTGATGAATACAAAAAGGCAGCTGGCAAAAATCCAGTTTGGGATTCTTACCCGAGTGCGATGATCCGAAAGGTTGCTGAGGTGATTGTCCTCAAACGGCAATTTAACATTAGCGGGTTGGTCACCCAGGAAGAAATGCCAGCGCAATATAACCTGGAATATGCCGATCCGAATATCAAACGTCTAGATCCTAAGCACACTCATAAGCAAACGGCTATCGACGTGGACGACGAATGGAAGAAGTTGTCGTCAGAAGTGAAGGAACTAAGGGACAAACTAGGATTGGAAAAAGAGCAAATGGAATCGATTGCCTTGTTTGAATTAGAAATAGATAGTGATCCAAAAAAGTGGAGCTTAAGCGATATTCAGAAGATGGTGGATTACTTGAAAAATAAGGAAGCTCAATATAAGTCTAAAAGCGCCGAGAGCGAAGAAGGGGCCAACTCCAATTGATTTATCGAATAGGCATCCCGTGCTGCTACGTCTGGATGACGCGAGACAGTGCCGACCGTGCCGCTCTATTCCGTCGGTACGTGATCGGCTATTTGAAAGTCGCTCACCCAGAACTACAGTTGGTCAGAATAAGCGGAATGGTTGCAGAATGCCGGTTGAAAACAGATGAAGTAACCCAGGCTTTGACATAAGGGAGGGAGAAGATGTCCGACACTTTTTTTAGAGTCTTTTCGGGGCTATTGACAGCAGAGCATCGCAAGCGTATAGGGCCGGCAATTTGGGAGTTTTTATGGTGCTTAGATCGGATCACAGACGAGCCTGAGGAAAACGGAGAAAAGGCGGGCATCGTCCTTTATGGGAAGCCGGTGTCTTACAGCGAGGTAGCGAAAGAAACAGGCGTAGGAAAGTCCACCATCAAGCGAAATTTCGAAAAACTTGAGAAGCAGGGCTATATCCGAATGAAACGGACACCATACGGCCATGTGATTACCGTTCGAAAATCTAAAAAATGGGGTGCCATATCTGGCACGGGTGCTGAAAATGACACGGATGAGGGTGCCAAAAATGGCACAGAGAGTGCCGAATCTGGCACGCAGGGTGCCGAAAATGGTCACTCTAATAATAAAAAGACAATACAAAAGACAATTACAAATATAGCTACTACTACTAAAGGGGAGCCAGACGCAAATGAAGGTGACGGGGTGCCATTAACCGAGTCTGTTGAAAAAGCAGATACTCCTGAAAGCGTGCCAGTCGCTACAGGACAAATATCGCCACATGAGCGTGACAGAGCAAAGCTCCTAATCTTGCAAGAGTTTGTTAGATTGCGAGGCTACGGCTTTGATTGGTCCCCGGATGACGAGAAAGCAGCTATCGAATTGTTGGATGAAGGTGTTTCTGCAGAAGACGCTATTGCCTTTATGCAAATGCGTTTCGACACTTTTAAGCCTAAACACAGGCGTGATCGTATTAACCGCCTTAGTTACTGTGTCGGTTTTATCTTGGACAAGCATATCCAAAAACAGGAGGAGGCAGTAAAGCGTGAGAAGAGAAACCAATCGTTTTCAAAGTCTAGGAGAGGTTATGAGCGACCTCCAGAGAAAGGTCCAGCAGCACCGTACAGCATCACCAACGGACAAACCGGTTGGATCGGCAGACGAAGAGCCTGATTATGAGTGCTCGACTTGCAAAGACCAAACGGGATGGATTGAAATGGTCGACGGGCAGGAAGTGTGGAAGCGGTGCAAGTGTGTGGAAACACGTAAGCTGAAAAGGTTGATTAAGGCCAGTGAAATCACAGAGGAATTCCGGAAGTTGACTTTCGGCAATTTCAAAGTTGAGGGCAAGGAAGAGATCGTCATTCAGGCGTTCGAATGCGCAAAAAGTTATTTCTGTGAATATCCCGAGATCAAAAGCACTCGGAAAAATAGTATCGCTCTTTTGGGACAGCCGGGAGCAGGAAAAACGCATCTGCTGACTGCCCTATCAAACAATCTGATCGTGAAAAAGAAGCAGCACGTCGTATATTTCCCTTATGTTGAAGGCTTTGATGATCTGAGGAATGACTTTGATCAGCTGGAAGAAAAGATGACGCATATGCGGAATGCAGATGTTCTGTTTATCGATGATCTGTTCAAGCCAGTTCGAGACAGCAAAGGGAAACGCAAGCCGAAATACAGTGAATGGATCCTTGAGAAGCTGTACAACGTCATAAATCACCGTTACTTGAATCACAAGCCATTGCTTATATCGAGCGAGCTGCTGATCGATGACATGCTTGCTATTGATGAAGCACTGGCTACTCGAATTTATGAAATGTGCCGTGATTTCATTGTGATCATCCAAGGCGATCCGCTTAAGTTGAATCACAGAGTGGAGGGTCTGAAATGAAAGGTACGGTCGTAGATCTTGGCTACGGATATAATTTCAAACCACCCAAGCTAAGTGAAAAAGAAATTGAACGCCGATGGGAAAAGCGAAAAAAGAGTTGCTAGAGATCAAGCATTGGTGGGAAATCCAAGAAAGGGAGTGGGAAAAACATGGAGTCAAATGATCTATATACTACTTGCCTTCGTTGTGGTCGTCAGCTAAAGACAGCAAGAAGCCGTCAGCTGGGGATGGGGCCAACGTGTGCCAAAAAAATGAAAGACGAGCGAGAAAAACAGCAACAGATGAAACTCTTCGAAGTCCAGGGAGAGAACTTTCTTGACGAACTAAAGAATCGAAAATCAGCAAGCGCTTAGGAGGATCACATGACTGTTAGCTACGGGAAAAGGGGAATGGCCCTTGAACAGGGCATCATCCATACCAATAGCACATATAGAGCACAAGGTATAGCGATTGTCGATAAAATACCAACGCCTTGGCGTGTTTATTACGACAAGCGATCGAATAGGAGTCAGGCCACCCCGTTGGAAAAATCAACGGTAGATTTTAGCGGGACCATTAGAGGCGGTCGATCTATCCACTTTGAGGCTAAAAGCACTCAAAACAAGACAAGTTTCCCATTAAAAAATGTGAGTGATCATCAGGTAGATTACTTAAGTTATGTCCATTGCTTAGGGGCAATATCATTTTTCATCATAGAGTTTGAAACTCTAAACGAACGTTATCTGGTACCAATAGATTTTATTGTTGCATGTTGGGAACGAATGAAACAAGGCGGCAGGAAGTCAATTGCAATAAACGAACTGCGTGAAAATTCGTGGTTGATTCCCACTACTAACGTTTACTGTGACTACCTATCAATCGTATTTAAGCACTTGTGGGAGTGATCAAATGACAACCCTTAAAGATTACCGCATCGATATGAGAAGGATTTTAAGACGTTGTAGTCGGGAAGAACTTCTGACCATCTGGTTTAAACATCATAAATGGTCAGGAGAAAATGCCTTCAAAATGGAACAAGCAAAGAGGAAGATGGCTAATGTGTCAGACGACGAACTGATCACAAAGATCATCGATCGGGATATTAAAGAAGTCAGTCGAGGGTGACTCATTCTAAGTGAGGGACGAGGTGACAGAGTTGAAATACCAAGAAGCTCAACAGGAGCTTAGAAGGATACTTAAGGAGCAGCAAACTGTCAGTGTCCCTAAGCTGAAAAAAATCCTTAATAGCTTGAATATTTCGCTCAAAAAGCCAAGTTCACAACAGGAGATAGATTATCTGAAAAGTGAAATAAAAAAGCTTAAAAAAATGTTAAAGATAAGGAGCAGATTAAATGAAACTTAGTAGATTTTTCAGGCTTCAAGCGACACTAGATCAACATATCAAGAAGAGAAAAGGCTTGAAAATGAATTGAAGCAAGCTGAAGAACAGGCTGAAAAAGAGCGGAAAGCAAAAGAAGAGCTCAAAGCTAACTATGAAAAGCTGGAGAAACACAGTAAATCGCATGAAGAATTAGTGGAGAAATTACGGAAGGAATCAAATAAAAAAGAGGGAGCAGCTGATGAGAAAAAGGTTAAGCAGCTTCAGGATTCCTTATCGGCACAAAAAACAGAAATCACTAAGTATAAAGAGCGGATCAAAAAACTTGAGGAAGATTTGAAGAAGAAGCCAGCTGAAGGGCCACCAAAAGAGGTGATCCCCGAATCAGTGAAAAAAGAGCTGGCTGATTTAAGAGCTAAGGTCAAGATACAAGACAATGGAGCAGCTGTCAAATTTTCTGTTGTCTTTGATTCGCTAGTAAGTAATTTCAAAGAATTACTCTCTACGCTTGATGGCGTTAAGAAAACAGATCCAGAGTTATATCAGAAATTTAAAGGAGCTATAAAAGGTTTGCTCAGTAAGATGTCAGAACGGCTTTAGAAAGGAGAATGGAAATGACTAAAAAATTTTATGAGGTCGATTCACCATATTACGCACTGATCAAAGCAGGAAGTAAAGAAGAAGCTATTGAGGAATATGTAAGGTCAGTTGCCGATAACGAGAACGGAGAAGTAGATGGAAATATTGAGGAAGTAGATCGTGAATATGCCCTGGCGTTGTTTAGACAATGTAAAACGGAAGATGGCGATCTATTGCCGCCGGACAAAGTGCTAGAGGAGTTTAACGATCAAAAAAGCCGAGTACTAGCATTCGACGGAGCGTTGATTTAGCCAAGAAGATTAATAGGGAGGGAATAACATGCAGCAGCTCCAAAAAGTGTTCAGCTATCAAGAAGCCGAAGTAAGAACAGTCCTAATCAATGATGAAATTTGGTTTGTTGCAAAAGACGTTTGTCAGGTACTTGGGTTGAGCAATCCCTCAAAGGCTCTAATGGCCCTAAAAAACAATGCAAAAACCACAATAACTTTAAGTTATAGCGGTTCGAATTATAAAACTCAAGCGCTTGTGATAAATGAAGCCGGCTTGTATCGCTTAATTTTCAAATCGCGAAAAGCAGAAGCTGTGAAGTTCAGTGATTGGGTGACAGAGGAGGTACTTCCTTCTATCAGAAAAACAGGGGCATACCAGGTAGAAGCTGCCCCTGCTCCCTCCTATATGATTGAGGACCCGATCGAGAGGGCTAAACAATGGATAAAGGAACAAGAGAAGGTTCGGTTGCTGGAGCAACGAGCAGCCGAATATGAGGAGAAAGCGAACTACGTGGACCAGATTCTTCTATCGAGAAAGACCATGACCACCACACAGATTGCCAAGGACTACGGGATGAGTGCTCAAAGGCTGAACCAAATCTTGAAAGAAGAAGGCATTCAGTACAAGTTGCGCGGTCAGTGGCTACTCAAGGCAGCCTATCATGATAAGGGTTATACTAAGTCGCGCACCGTCGATATTAGACGCAGCGATGGGCGGGCAGATATCGCTATAAACACGGAATGGACGCAGGAAGGACGTCTTTTTATCCACAAAGTGTTAACAAGTCGTGGGTATGTGGCTCTTATGGATCGGGAAGAACAACATGCCTAGGTAAATGAGAGGTGTAGAAAAAATGAACGTTCGAGCGGATTTGATCAAAAGAGCCTTAAGCAAAAAACACCATCAAGATTTCTTTCTCACCGAAGTGAAGAATGGACCTACTCATTTTGCTTCTGAGCTCGCAATTATAGATGCCCTAGCTATAAAAAAGAGCTGGGCCAAGCCTTGTATCACAGGGTATGAGGTCAAGGTATCACGTCAAGACTTTCTCAACGACAGCAAGTGGCCGGTATACAAAGACATGTGCCATCGCTTCAACTTTGCATGTCCCAAGGGGCTTATTTCGCCTGATGAGGTTCCAGAAGATGTCGGATTGATCTGGTTCAACCCCGAAACCGGAGCGTTATATACACGCAAGAAATCAAAATTCCGAGAAATTGAAATGCATGCTGACATGCTCTATTACATCCTTATGAGTCGAGTGCAAAGTGACCGACACCCTTTTTTTAGCGATGAAAGGGAAGAGATAGAGGCGTTTATGCAAGATAAAACCCATCGCAGATATTTGGCAAATGTTTACGAGAACAAGCTCGCTAAACAAGCTGAGCAAGCCATCAAAGAGGCTGAGCAGAAGGAAAATGAAGCAGAAAAGGTAATGGAAAACGCTCGGCGCTTCGAACGTGTAGTTGAAATCATGAAAAATAACGGCATTAAATTCCATCGTTGGACATGGGAAGAGGAATTGGACGAAGCTTTGAAACATGGTATGCCAAGGGATTTCCGGATGGTAGTTGCTCAGTTAGAAAGGGATGTCGAATCGTTAAAAAATATAGCGGGGAACGACAATAAGTAGAAGGAGATAAGCATGAACAATCCGCGGGTTTTCTCTAACCCTTGTGCCATTTGCAGAGTTAGAGAGGCAACTAAATTATGTGATTATGTGACCGGGTATAACAACTCGCCCATTTTTGTTAACGACTATAAAAAATTTTGTGAATTAAACTCCGGTTGTAGACACGAGACTTGCGATTTGCCAATGTGCGGTGAATGCGCAAAGCAAATGGGGCTGAACGTCGACTTTTGTCCGCATCATTATAAATTGCACATACAGGCTGAGTTACCGGCAAAGTTAAAGCAAGCGCAGATCAGACAAAAGTCTAAACAATATTATGAGATGGAGGAGTGACGAATGAACATTAAGATGAATCTAGCAAATGGGGATAAGAAAGCAAGAATTGAAATTGTAGAATGCAATGAAACGGGACTGGAAAAAGCCATTAGTAGCATTTTTAACTTTTTCGGTTTGAAGGGGCCAGTGAAGCAGCCGCGAGCTGCACAAGAAACAAGACATGATAATCCCCAACCAGAAAAGGTCACGATCGATATTAATGGGGATAGTATTCCGGCCATTCCGGATGAAATTAGAGACTGGTACCAGGAGAAACTAAAAGTGGCCAAAGAAAAAGGGGAGCCTGATTACTACCATACAGGCATCAAAATAAAAGAAGGTCGCCCAACGTACAAAGCGCATTATGCGTGCCCGAATTGTGGAGACAGAAGCCGGCACTATATCTCGATAGACGCTCCAACTGCGAATTGTCATAAATGCCATGCCCCTATCGATTTTGAACCCGTTAAGCACTTTCCATATCCGGACGCATACCTTAATTTTTTCAAAAACATTTAATTGCGTAATAAAAAAACCGCCCCTTTCGGAACGGCAAAACTCTATCGACTTTAGTATATCACATTCTGAAGGGGGAACATACATGCGCCTTGAGAAGTTAGAGATCAATCAATCCGGAAAAATCGAAATAGATTTAATGAAACGCGAGGGACCATTCGTTGTAGTGGTATCTGATGGGCGGGCTAAAATAACGAGTTTACCACCTCATGGTGAAACCAAAGTATTAACTCACCAGGGGAAGGTGAAAAGAATTAAGTTTGACGAGGGAGAAGAATTTTAAATAGTTCTACCAGACATCTGGAGGACACTGATTGGATTACGGGATACCCGTGGTCTGTCGGTGTCCTTTTTGTTTAAAAAATTTAAGGAGGCGGTTGTCCATGCAAGAATTGATTCAAGAGTATACAGAGACTTTGCACGACGTCGAAAAAATGCGAGAGAAGGCAGCGGAGGATGACAAATCAATATGGGGTAGCATGGCCAGTGACCTTAGATTCACTATCCAGTGGATGAAAACCGGCAGGCAACCAGGCAACCGCAGAGGGGTGGAGAGGCTGGCCGCATATCAAAAAGAAAAGAGCTTTGATCCGTTAGAAATGCAGAAATTTTTCCGTTCTACGTGCAATTCATATTCATGGACAGAGGACGGCAATCAGGAAAATGCCATCACCGAATGGGATAAAACTCGCATAGAGGATGCTCTTTCTGTACTCACTGATCGTGAAAAAGAAGTATATTTGATGTCTCGAGGGCAGATGTTGTCATACGATGATATTGCCAAGTTGCTGTGTGTTTCAAAAAGCACAATTCAGACGACGATTGAGCGAGCTGAACACAAAATCCGCCAACAAATAGCTCAAAGCCTGTTCTCTTTTACTGGGTAGTTTTTTGTCGTACGACTGCCACCTAATAGTAAAGGGAACGAGAAAACGGAGTGAGACGATGGAAATACGTAAAATCCCTGTTTCGGAAATTAACCCAGCGCCTTATAACCCTCGTATCGATCTGCAGCCTGGTGATTCGGAATACGAGAAATTAAAGTTGTCTATTCGCGAATTCGGTTATGTAGAACCGCTAGTATGGAACGAAAGAACAGGAAATCTCGTCGGTGGCCATCAACGTTTCAAAGTCTTGATGGAAAGTAAACCTGAAACTATCGATGTGTCCGTGGTCGATTTAGATAGCAGCATGGAAAAAGCGCTCAACTTGGCCCTGAATAAGATAAGCGGAGACTGGGACGAGGGAAAATTATCAGAGCTACTTGCCGAGCTACAAGAGGAAGAAATCGATGTGCAGTTAACAGGATTTGATCTAGTTGAGTTAGGCGAGCTATTGGGAATTGAGAATGAACCGGAAATTGAAGTAGTAGAAGATGACAATTTCGACTTTGAAAAGACACTGGAAGACTTGAAGAAAAGTGATCCAGAAACGTCTTTGGGGGATGTTTGGAAACTCGGGCAGCACATTTTGTTATGTGGGGATGCTACCAATCCCGAACACATTGAAATGCTCATGCAGCATTCAGGGGGAAAAGCAAATTTAGTCGTTACGGACCCGCCATATAATGTTGCTGTTTCAAGCGATTCAAAGAAGCTACAAGAAGACGGGCAAGAGAAAATATTAAATGATGATATGGATGCAGCTGAGTTTGAGAAGTTTTTGAACGGTGTTTTTAAGCAGTATGCTACATTAATGGCAGATGACAGTGCTATTTATGTATTTCATCCATCGACATATCAACGCGAATTTGAAAATGCCATGAATGCTCATGGCATTGTGGTCCGTTGTCAGTGCATTTGGGTGAAAAACGCTCCTACATTTGGATGGGCACAGTACAGGTTCAAGCATGAGCCTGTTTTTTATGCTCACAAAAAGAAAAAAGCGCCTGCCTGGTACGGTGATCGGAAACAAACAACTGTTTGGAAGGCTGATTTATCAACCGATTTAATGGAACCCGAGTTGCCAGAGACCGTTTGGGAAGTATCTAGGGGCGACGTCTCTAAATATATTCACCCTACTCAGAAGCCGCTAGACTTGCTGGCCATCCCCATGCGCAACAGCAGCAGAAAAGGGGATTTGATTGTAGATTTATTCGGTGGAAGTGGATCTACTATGATGACAGCCGACCAGATGGGACGTAGATGCGCATCGATGGAGCTGGACCCTTATTTTTGTGATGCGATTAAGCTGCGTTATTTTGAGGCCACGGGGATTGAGCCCGAACTAGTACATTCAATTTCATAATAAAAAGAGAGGGTGCTGGAACACCCCCTCCATTTAGGCGCCGAAAACCCGGCGGAGATAGCGAGAGACCGTGCACGGTTTTGTTACAAGCCGCTATCTCACTTTCATTATATGTTTTTACAAGTCACAATGAAAGGTCGGGTTTTAGGCATGGGTAAAAAACTCTATCAGAAGAAGAAAAAGAAGCGCTGCTATTGCAGCATGAATTGCAACAAGTCGAAGCGTTTGAGGAATCAAAGAGCAAGTATAGGAAAATAGTAAATGCTGGTATTCGTCAGTGGGTACAAGATTTTCAGGATGGAAATATAAGGATTAACACGGTAGACGATCTAAAAAACTCGTCGAACTCGATCTCCAACTACAGCGTGACGAGTTTTGAAACAAACACAAACTTAAACCAATATATGGGGGTGGCGGTGATGTAGATGGCTAGACCGAGAGACCCGCGGAGGGATGAAGCAAAAGAAGCGTGGTTAAAATCCAACGGGGAAGCGAAATTGAAGGACATTGCCACCTATCTAGGTGTTTCGGCTTCAACCATCCGCAAATGGAAAGCTCAAGACCGTTGGGAAGATGAATTGAAAGGGAGCGCTCCTAAATCGAAAAGGAGCGCTCCTAAACAGGGAGCTCCTAAAGGCAACGATAACGCCAAAGGTAATAAAGGCGGTGCTGCCCCAAAGGGCAACAAAAATGCAGTAGGCAATTCGGGCGGAGCTGCACCACGAGGAAACAAGAACGCACTCACCACGGGCGAGTATGAATCTATCCTTTTCGATACATTGACCGAAGAGGAGCAGGAACTGTTCAGCATTGTGGACACGTCCCCTGTCTCTCAAATTGAAGAGAATATCCGTATCCTTGCTATTAGGGAAAGGCGAATGCTGCAAAGGATAAACGACATCATAGAGGGTATGACAGAGAAGGAAGTGCGGATTCTAAAACAACTAAGAAAAACGAAGGTGCCAGTTGAAAAGCCGGACTTTGAAAATGGTGGCTTTAAAGAGGTTATAGTCAATAAGGAAGAGTTAGTCGTTGTCGAAGAGGAAGAGACCACATATCGAAAGATTGACGACATACTGAAGATTGAAGACGCCCTCACACGAGTGCAAAATCAGAAGCAAAAAGCCATCAAGTTGTTGTTTGAAATGACCGAGGCGTATCCGCAGCGTACAGAGATTGCCTTACGTCGTCTTAAGTTAGATGAGGAAGCTGCGAAGAAGGATACTCAAATTGATCTTGTGAAGGACAATGTGGATCTGTCTAACCTTTCAGACGAAGAGCTAGAAAAGGAACTGAAAAAGTATGGATTATCGTAGAGCGCTATTAGAAGAGAAATTGCGACGCGCCATGCGTGAAACGATTTTGAATGCTAGGCGTAATTTCTGGGACTTCTGTAAGACCAGGGCGCCAGATTTCTACAAAGAGGATCGATGGTATCTAGAACTCTATTGTAAAACTCTCGAAGCTCTATATAGGAAGCACCTTACAAAACAATACTTTTATTCCTTGGCAAAAGAGATCGCTCCCGACTGGTTTATAGAAGAGTTTGAGTGGGAACTAATTCCCGATCGATCACAGCCTTTTGAAAAAATGATCATCAATATGCCCCCACGTCATGGGAAATCACGAACACTCAACATGTTTTGTGAATGGCTGTTGGGTGATGATCCCGATAACAAGATCATTACGGCCAGCTACAATGAGGACATGGCCACAACCTTTTCCCGTAATACTCGTGATGGAATAGCAGAGAAAAAGGTTGCCCCGCAGCACTTGGTATATTCGGATATCTTCCCGAATATCAAAATTCGACGCGACAACTCAAGTTATCGGGAATGGGCGTTGGAAGGTAAGCATTTCAGCTACAAGGGTGCTGGTCTTGGTGGTTCTGTCACGGGTAAGGGCGGAAATATTCTGATCGTTGATGATCCGATCAAGAACGCAGAAGAGGCGTATAACGAGAATGCTTTAGACAAACAATGGCTTTGGTATACAGGGACATTCCTCTCTCGTTTGGAAGAAGAAAGCGGAAACCCGATTGAGATCGTGAATATGACTCGATGGGCCAAAAAGGACATATGTGGTCGTATTCTGACAGGTAAAGGGAAAGATGAATGGTTTGTCCTGAAGATTGAAGTTAAGAGCAAGACCACTGGTGAGATGTTATGTGAGCAAATCCTCTCCAAAAAGCGTTATGAGTATTTCATGTCTGAGATGGAGGAGGGTGTCTTTTGGGCTAACTATCATCAAAAAACGATCGATCAACGCGGCAGACTGTACAAGTACTTCAAGACATATACCACGCTGCCTAAAGCGGAGGATGGCTCCTTGCTGTTTGAGCGAATCGTTGCATACACCGATGTGGCAGATACGGGAGACGATTACTTGTGTACTGTCGTAGCTGGAATATACCAGGGTGTTGCTTATGTCCTCGATGTTATCTACACGCAAGCTGATTTGGAGGAAACAGAACCGGACATTGCATACACGTTAAATGAGAATAGCGTCAACGTCGGATACTTTGAATCAAATAACGGAGGTGAAGGGGCTGCACGTAGTGTTCGTCGTATCCTTCGCCTGAACTATCCGACAGCACCGACAATTGTCCGATCATTCCATCAAAGCAAGAACAAGCAGGCTCGAATATTGTCGAACAGCACCTTTGTCATGAAGAGGGTGCTATTTCCTGTTGATTGGAAAGACAGATGGCCGGAATACTACCAAGCTATGTCAGAGTACCAACGGTCCGGTAAAAATGCCCACGACGACGCGCCAGACGCAACGACAGGAATCGCGGAAATTCTTCAGAATCGACTCGATAAGGAAGAAAAAACTCAAGGTGGTAGAAAGAATCCGAAACGACCGTCAGGAAGACGAGAAAGGAGGTAAGCATGACTGTAAAGACAAGGGTTGTTAAATCAAAAGGTAAGGGATTAACAGAAACCAGTAAGCAAATCTATGATGACGAGTTTGATGGCTCATATCAGGATGACATTATTGCACCGCCTTATAATTTGAGAGAGTTGAAAAAGATGGCTGAGTATTCAACTATCCTACGCCAATGCGTTGACGCATATAAAACGAACATTGTAGGTTTCGGATTTGGTGTTGAATACGGTTTTGATTACAACGCTGACGATGTTTCCGTAGCAGATAAAGAAATCGCGCGCAAACAATGGACGCAGCTAGAAGAGTTTATCCAATATCTTCACTATGATGAAACAACTAAAACAATTTTTGGTTATATGCTCGATGACCGAGAATCTACTGGGAATGGTTATCTTGAAGTAGTTCGCGATGGGCTAAAAAGGCCAGCTGGAATCGAGCATATGGCTGCAGAAAATGTAAGAGTCTGCAAAAAAGAAGAAAAGCCATATGAATTTGAAATGCGGATTTTAAAGAATGGAGAGTTTGTCTCTGTTAAAAGGCGACGGAGATTCCGTAAGTATGTGCAGATGATCAACGGTCAAATGGTCTATTTCAAAGAATATGGCGATCCACGGACAATGGACAATACAACCGGTGAGTATAAAGAGGATGTATCTGAGGAAAAGCAGGCGACAGAAGTTTTGCACTTCAAACTAGGTTCAGGTCCATATGGAGTGCCGCGCTGGATTGGGCACCTAATCAACATGTACGGTGCAAGGAAAGCCGAGGAGCTCAACTATATGTATTTCTTAAATGGACGACATGTTCCGGCTGCTATTCTTGTAGAAGGTGGTATGTTGACTGCTGATACAATCAAGCGTTTGCAGGAATACTCGGAAGAAGTGCGTGGAACCGAAAACTCGCATAAGTGGCTGATTATTGAAACCTATGCCGAGTCAGAAGGGAATGAAGTTGATGGCTATGACGAGAATGCGAATGTAAAAGTAGAGCTAAAGAGCCTAGCCGAAATGGTTCAAGAAGATGCGCTTTTCTTGGAGTACGATGAAAAACATCGAACCAAGCTGCGCTCTGCTTTTCGTTTGCCCCCTCTCTACACTGGTGAAGCGGATGAATACAACAAGGCAACGGCAGACACAGCACGGAAGATCACAGAAGAACAAGTCTTTCAGCCTGAAAGGGAGAGTATCGTAGGTAAGCTCAATCGTGTATTTTTACCGGATTTAGAGCTAAACAAGGTGCAGCTTCGATTGAAAGGGCCAGATTTCAGAGATCCATTTGAGGTTGCTAAAGCGATAGCATCTCTTATTCGGGGTAACGCTGTTTCTCCTAATGACCTACGTGACCTTGCAGGTCAAGTTCTGGGGAAAGACCTCGACGAATGGGCTGAGGAAGAGTACAACAGGCCGCTTAAAGTGAATCAGCAAGGTGTGCCATTGTCTGAGATCGAAAAATCAAAGAAGAAGTCAGGGCAGCAGTCTGATATAGTGACGATTCTTAAGGATCTTCGAGACTATTTGCAAAGGACGACTTCGTATGACAAACGTTGAAGAGCTAATTAAAAGCATTGACGCTTTTGTAAAAGCTGCAACAGAAGGAGAATTGACAGACATTTTGCCTGACTTCCCCGGTCGTGATCGAGTTGAGGAATTTGTCGAGAATTTTGAAACGATTGTGGCAGGCTTATTGGTTGCTCAAAAGCAGCGATACCTAGAACTGTTAGGGGCCTTCACAGCAAAGTCTGATCAGGAGATATTGGAGGCTTACTTGTCGTTCCTACAGGAAGAAATATTCTCGTATGAGATCTTTGTCCAGCAGATGACCGAGGAAACTAGTAGCTATCTCGAAATGACTGTATCGGAGTTTTGTCGTATTATTATGGATTCGCTTGATCCAGATGTGCCTTTTCAAGTGCTGTCAAACCGTTCAATCACATGGATAGAGGAATGGTCACAAGACCTAGCTGAGTTGATGAATCTGTCAACCCAAAATTCAGTAGAGAAGATTCTCAAAAAGGCCATAAAAGAGGGAAAGGGAATAGACTACGTGGAACGTGAACTCATGGAACATGAGTCTTTCAGTCGTCAGCGAGCAAGGACCACAGCTATAACCGAAGTTCTCACAGCGTCGTCAGTAGCGCAGCAAGAAAGCTATTCACAAAGTCCAGCTGTCGTTGGCAAACGGTGGAAGCATTCGGGAACCAAAGGAATTGACCCAAGGGAAAACCATATGGCACTTGATGGAACGGTGGTCCCTGTTGACGAGCCGTTTGTGATCCCAGGCAGCGAGGAGATCGCCATGTTCCCTCGCGATCCTAACCTATCTGCAAAAGAACGCGTCAATTGCCACTGTGCGCTTGGTCCAGCAGTCGACGAAAGTATCACTGGGCTGTCTCCCGAAGAAAAACAGGCGATTCGGGACGAGGCTTTAGCTGAAATGAACAGTAAGGGTGCATGGGAGTAATCCATGAAAGGAGGTGAGAACATTGCCAAGGGAACTAATAAACGCACAGATAACACACGTCTCTTTGGTGGACAAAGGAGCGAATGGTAAGAAGTTTGCTATCGTGAAATCTGAAAAAGATCCTGTCTTCCAAAAGACTGTAAGTATCCTTAAATCTGATGAGGAAAAGCAGCTTGTAACGGGTGTTGTGTACGAGCCGGAAGTAGAAGATGCTCATGGGGACTTTATGACGGCCGAAGAGATTGAAAAGGCTGCTCATCAGTTCTTAAAAGATTATCGGAACATCGATAAGCAGCACGACTTTATTTCTGACGTAGGCGAAGTGGTTGAGTCCTGGATTGCAAAATCGGATATGACACTAGGTGATGAAGAGATCACCGAAGGTACTTGGGTGATGACAGTCAAGGTCACTGACAATGAGAGCTGGGAATCAATCAAAAAAGGTGATATTACCGGATTTAGCATGGCAGGATTAGCCGAAACAATCGAAAAGCAAAAAGAGGCTCCAGTAGAGGATAAAAGCTCAATGGAAGCCTTTTTTAATTTGATGAAGTCTTTCTTTACTACTGGGAAAAGCCAAGTGGCGAAGGGAGAAGTACGTGATAACTATCAGCATAATCAAGCACGTCGTAACCTATGGGCTGTTTGGGATGCGATGGAAGATGCTTTTTATTCTTCTATCTGGCACAACCCTACACCTCAAGTTGCTGATTTTGAGCGTATTAAAGCAGCAGCTAATGAGTTTGTGGAAATCGTATCAGAAATCCAATCACCTGAAGCCGTTGAGAAAGCAATGGCAGCTAAACCGGAGGATGTAAAAAAAGCAAAGGAGGATAACGAAGTGAAACCAGAGGAATTTCAACAAGCGCTTGAAAAAGCAATGGACCCATTGAACAAAAAACTGGAAGTCCTTGAAAAGTCACTAGAAACCGATTCAAAAGAATCAGAGGGGCAGGCAGAATCATCTGAGGAGAATCAGTTGGTTGAGCAAGTACAAAAAGCTATTGCTCCATTTGTAGCGCGTATTGAAAAGTTAGAAGAGGTGCGTGGCTTCACGAAGCAAGCCGACGATGATGGCGACGGAAAAGAAGATGTTAAAAAATCAGATTCATTATGGGACGGTATTCTCTAAACCGTCGAGAGGAGGATTTACATGACGATGATGAGCAATAAACAAATTATCGAAAAGGCAACAATGACACTTTCGAATTTGCAAACGGGTGGTTTGTTGAATCCTACCCAATCTAGCAGGTTCATTCGAATGGTCCAAGACACTCCAACAATTTTGAAAGAAGCGCGTGTGATTCCTATGGATCATGACACACAGAAGATTGAAAAGATCGGGTTCGGTCAACGTATCCTACGTGCTGGTGAAGAAAATGTTGCCTTAACCGAAGAGCAAAAAGCAGTACCAACCACGAGCACGGTCAACCTCAACGCTAAAGAGGTTATTGCTGAAATCAATATTACGTACGATACGCTTGAGAACAACATCGAAAAAGATAATTTGAAAAATACGATTATGCAAATGATTGCTGAGCGTGCTGCAGTAGATATTGAGGAGCTTGTAGTAAATGGGGATAAGGATTCCAATGACCCATTCTTGGCTCAAATTGACGGAATCCGGAAGCGGACAACATCACACATTGTTGATGCCCAACTTGAACCGATCAGCAGAGCGATCTTTAAGCGGGGCTACAAAGCAGTTCCACCAAAATACATTCGTGTTCCTCAAGATTATCGGTTCTATACATCACCAGGAAACGCTGTTGAATGGATGGATAAAGTGGCCGATCGTCAAACTGGTCTTGGGGACAAGGCTGTGGAAGGTGGGCGTGCATCTGCTTTTGGAGTGCCAGTTCAAGGTATCGCGAATTTGCAGCCGTATCCTTCTTCTGATGGAGAAACAGATGTATCAGATATTCTGTTGACACATCCGAAAAACATTATTATTGGGTTTTCACGTAACATTCGTATCGAAGTAGATAAGGACATTACAAAACGTAAATTCATCATTGTTCTTACTGCAAAACTAGACAGTGTTTATGAGGAAGAAGATGCTGTTTCTAAGGTTATCAATGTGAAGGAGGGATAACCATATGTACGAAGTGACCTTAAAAAAGGGGAAATCGTTTGATGTAGGCGGAACTGTCTTTAAAAAAGGTGTACCCAAAGTCGTTGATACGAAATTAGGTAACTACATGAAAGACAATCCTGTTTTCCAAGTAGTTGAGAAGCCTGTGGAAAACGCCGATTCAGTTAGTCCATCAAAACCCTATACGCAAAGTGGACTGAAAAAGTTATCTGTTGCTGAGCATGAGGAAATTATCGAAGCGCTTGGTGGGGATCCTGAAAGTGTGAAGAATGCAGATCAACGTGTTGATTTGATTTTGAAATTGCAAGAAGAGCAAGCTGGTGAATAGTCATGGCCATTATTACTCCAAAGGACGTGAAAGAATATACCACGTTCCCGAGAGTGAAGAATCGTCCTGATAGATTGTTGGAGCAGGATATCCTTGAGGCGGAAGTAGAGATTGAGGAAGTGACTGGACATCTGTTCACTGATCCGAAGTATGACCCTCTGCCCCCACGGGTAAAACTAGCAGCCATAAAGCTAGCGCAGTTCTATGCACTAGTCAATTCGGATGAAAATCTAGCTAGAGGTGTGAAGCAAGAACGGTTTGAAAATTACAGCTATACTTTGGCCGATGGTCAGAGTATAGCTAAGCCTGATATCGGAGCTCTCCTCGCTAAATATAGCGAAAAGGAGGGGGGCAAAAAAGGTGTCAGAATGAGGATGACGTCGATATGAGCCTATTAGATTTATTGGACCATGTATGCGACATCTATCGGCTTGAAAAACCGGGACAAAAAGAAAACTATGGGGTACCAATTGAGATACCAGGTAAGTATTCAGATGCCCCGATTGCAACAGATGTGCTCTGTCATTTTGAAGAGGTTGCCCAAGATGTTGTGCAGGGCGAACCACAGGCAACCATTGTGCAGCGAATGCGTGTGACATTTCCTGCTGGCACCGATGTGCAGCTGAATGATCTTGTGAGATGGCACGACGGGGAGAATCGGGACGACTATGTCGAGTATAGGCTGCAGAAACCTAAAAGCGTGAGGGGTCATCACATTATCGTGATGGCCTTGAGGAGTGACGATCTATGAGTAAGGGTGGTTTTGGTGGGTTAGAGGACTTTATCAAGAGTGTGGACAAGGCTGCGAAAAAAGGTGCTAAAGAGGAAATCAAGCTGTGGGGCGAAGCAATGGCTTTTGATTTTCTTGATGAGGTGCAGAATGAGATCATTCGCACGCAGACCGTTGATACTCGGCGCCTGCTAAACAGCTTTGGCAAAGGCGATTCTGACAACGTATGGCGTATTAGCAAGGGCGGCTTGTCGTTGGAAGTCGGAACAAACGTTGAATATGCGAGCTACGTTAATGATGGCCATTTCACTGTCAATCCTAATTCCGGCAAGGATCGACGGTGGGTTCCGGGGTATTGGAAGGGCGACAAGTTTGTCTATGACAAAAGCGCTAAAACGGGCATGCTCTTGACCATCAAGTGGGTGGATGGAACCGGTTATTGGGATAGTGCGAAGTTTATCTTTGAAAAAATGTTTGCTAAATCCCTTGAGAAAAAGCTACAGAGCTGGATGGACCGTACATTCGAAGGGAGGGCATGACGTTGGAAGAATTGAAGCTCCACCCTGAAGTTGCAGCCATTGTTGCCTATCTGCATGAGCGACATAAAGAAGCAAAGTTGTACATTGAGGAGATGCCACAAGACTTTGAGCTCCCTGCTCTGTACATTCCTCCTACTACATCGTTTGGGAGTAATGACACTGTTAGCACATTTGCAAAGTCTTATACTTTGAATCTGAAACTCTTTGACAAAACTAAACGGGTAGCGGTAGCGGTCGCAGAATCCCTACACGACGAGTTTCAGAGAGTGCGAATGATTTTGCCCATGCTCGACGTGGATGGGGCTCCCACGGGCGACTATGTACGAATTAGCCGCATAGATGTTCGCCCGGGTGATCTGAATACGGCCGTCATAGTCTTTCAGTGGACGAGTCGCTATTACTACGACCGTCCTCAATACTTGTCACTTGAGACAATAGAAATGAGAGGAGGGCTAAAAGAAAATGAGTGATCAAAAGCAAGAAAACAAACCCAAAGAGGCACCCAAGGAGACTAAAAGGGCAAAGCCACCTGAGACAAAGCATTATATTTACGAGTTGCGTGAGCACAGTCGAGAGCTCTTCGGGGTAAAACCGGAAGTCCTTGACGGTGCTCTTTTTGATTATCCAGATACTCAGATCAGTAAATCAGAAGCAGAACGCCGAATCCGGGCGTTCCTCAATAAGGAGGCGAAGCAATAATGAATGGTGGAACATTTACACCAGGAGTAGAGAAAGCAAGAGCTGGCATCTACTTTAATTTTAAGTCAACCGCATTGCAACGAGTCGGTATTGGCGACCGGGGAACAGTCGCACTCCCAGTCCAAACGAGTTGGGGAGAAGCGAAAAAATTTGTTTCTATCTCGTCAGTTGAAGATTTGAATCGAAAAGTTGGGATCAACATTGATGATCCGTCGTTGTTGCTTTATCGTGAAGCGGCGAAAAAGGCGAAAACTGTCCTGCTGTATCGATTGACAGAGGGGGAGAAAGCAGCAGCAACAATTGGAGACATGTCTGTTTTAGCGAGACATGGCGGTTCTATGGGAAACAGCATTTCTATCCGCATTCAGCCTAATGTATTGGATACGGACAAACGAGATGTTCTGACGTTCGTTGGTACAGATGAAGTTGATCGGCAAACAGTAGGCACAATTGAAGAATTACAACCTAACCGATTTGTCGAGTTTAACGGTTCAGGAATTTTAGAGACAACGCAAGGAACCTTCTTGTTAGGCGGTGCCAACGGTACACCTAGCAACGCTGACTATACTGCATTTTTAGAGGCTGCTGAAACAGAGTACTTTGATACTATCGCTCTACCGGTACAGGGGAATGAACAGTTGAAAGCAACGTTTACGTCTTTTGTAAAACGTATTCGTGATCGCCAAGGTATTAAGGTTCAAGGGGTACTCGCCAATTATCCAGGCGACTTTGAAGGGATTATCAACGTAACAGACGGTGTTATCTTGGAAGATGGTACAGAAATCACGCCAGAGCTAGCGACTGCATGGGTGGCTGGAGCTTCGGCAGCAGCAACATTTCGTCAATCGCTTACGTTTATGGAGTATCAAGGGGCAGTTGATGTTTTAGAGCGAAGAGATGAGGAAGAGGTTATTCAACGACTAGGGAAGGGAGAGTTTCTATTTTCTTTCGACCCTCGAGATAAAACAGTTAGCGTTGAACGAGATATCAACTCCCTTACAAGCTTCACGTCCGAGAAAAATCAGTTGTTTCGCAAAAATAAGATCATTCGCGTTCTCGATGGGATTAACAACGACATAACAAGTGAAATAAAACTGCTGATTAAAACACGGAAAGAAGCGGGGAATGATATTCCTGCCAACGATGACGGCATCCAGTTTATTCGGACTCTTTGCAGCGTGTATTTTACAACACTTGAGGAGAATGATGGGATTACAAACTTTGATCCTGAAACAGATCTTGATATTTCATTAAATCAGGACCGTGATGGATTCTTGATTAATGCAGGTGTACAACCTGTTGATGCAGCCGAAAAATTCTACTTCAATGTGGAGGTGAGATAGGTAATGAGTTTCCATGCGAAAAATACAATTTCAGGTAAAGAGGGGCGTCTTTTTCTTGACGGTGAGGAAATGGCGTACATTAAGTCATTAGAAGCAAACATTGAAAAACAGAAATCTGAGGTTAACATTATGGGGCGTCGAATGACGGGCCATAAAACGACAGGTGCTACTGGTACTGGAACAGCCACGTTCTACAAGGTGACATCTCGCTTTGCTCGAATCATGATGAACTATGTGAAAAAAGGGGAAGATCCTTATTTTACTCTGCAAGCGGTCCTCGATGACAAATCGTCTGGACGTGGTACCGAGCGTGTCACGCTGTTTGATGTCAATTTTGACAGCGCGAAAATTGCCGGTTTAGATGTGGATTCAGAAGCGCTTGAAGAAGAAGTACCGTTCACGTTTGAAGACTTTGATATTCCAGAGTCGTTGTCAGATTCATTTTCTTAATACACATGGGGCGCAGCTAGCGCCCTTTCTATATTTCTAAATTAAGAGGAGCGATAATCAATGAGCGAAAAAGAAAAAAATGAACAAATCGAAGTACAAGATGTACCAGTAGAAATGCAGGATATGTCTATTTTTTTGCCTGACAATATAGAAGAGGCTAAGGAAGTTAAAGAAGTGATTTCATCACGCTTTAAAGATAAAAAGGGAAATCCAGTTCCTTTTATTTTTAAAGCGATCACAACAGAGCGCATTAATGAACTGGAAAAAGAATGCACTCGATTCGAGAAAGTACGAGGACAAGGGAAAGTCAAAAAATTTGACTCTACGCGATTTGTTGAACGGATAGCAGTAGAAACAACTGTATATCCAGACTTCAAAAGCGGTGAATTGCGACGTGTATATAAAACAGAAGATCCTATTGAAGTAGCGAAAAAAGTACTGTCAATCGGTGGGGAATTTCAGCGCTGGATTGAATTAACGCAAGAAGTCAATGGATTTGGCGATGATGAGGAAGTCCTTGAAGAAATTGCAAAAAACTAATTAAAGGCGGGAACAAACAGGCCGCCTATCTGCATTACCTTTTACACAAACGAAATATTCCACCAAGCGAATTGAAAGAATTGTTAATGGGACCTAAGGAATGGAGAATTTTTATTTTTGCATCTGTTGGACTGCAAATAGAGGAAGAAATAAAAGAAAGAGAAGAGATTTAAAGAAAAAAACATAAATAGTGAGAAGGGAGGGGGAAAAGTTGGCAAAATTCACAGCGAAATTCGATTTAGAAGATCTAATATCAAAAAAACTTAGACGTATGTTGAAAAGGCTAGAGGATACCGATAGACTTGCTAAACGCTTAGGTTTAATTGAGATGAAAGCAAAAGATGGTGTGTCCCCTACGCTTCGGCGTGTCGAAAAGCGCCTAACTAATCGAAACTTTCAAAAGCATGAAACACTGCTTCTTGCGGATGCTAAACGGTTTGAAAAAACGGTGAAATCGACAGGGATTAAGCTTAAGAGACATCTTCCAGAATCAATGGAGATATCGTTCCTAGCAGATGATCGAGTGACAATTCGGGCAAAGCGCATTCAAGATAATATTCGTCGCAAGCTAGGGAAAGGTCATGAATATACGATTCAGGCTAATGATAAAGCGACACCTGTAATGCATCGAATTGCTAACTATGCAAAAAGGCAACTATCAAAAGGTTATAATTTCTCTGTCAGAGCCATCGACATTGCATCCAAAACAGTTGGACGAATTGCTTCATACGCTGGGACGGCAATCCCAAAGTATAGAGATTTCACAATCCGTGCTATTGATCGTGCAACGAGCGTTGTGGGTGCTGTAAAGCGTGCGCTCTTTTCCATTCCGTCTATGATCACGGTAGGGTTAGCTCTCGTAGGAGCAGGGAGCTTGGGTAAATCTACCGTGGGAGCAGCCATGAATTTTGAAGGTTATGAAGTGGCTATGGAACACTGGCTAGATGGAAATAAAAAAGAAGCTGATAAATTGATCAAGTGGATGGGGCAATTTGCCGATAAAACTCCATTCAGTAGTCCTGATTTATTCCCAGCTCTATCACGTGGTATAGGGCTAAGTGGAGGAGATGTCAAAGAGGCTCAAAGATTGCTAGAGATTGCGACCAATATGGCAGCCCTCACACCTAATCGGACCGTTGCAGACGCGATGGAAGCTCTTGGAGCTGCACAGATGGGCGAGTTTGAAATGATGAAGGGCTATAATATCAAAATGACAAAAGATCAATTTGACGCCATGGGCGGATGGTCCAATTTCATCGATGAGGTTGATCAAAAATTTGCAAACGGAGCAGAAAAATTTTCACAAACTGCTACTGGTCAGCTTTCAACTCTGAAAGGATACACATCAGCAATATTTCGAGAAGCCGGCAAAGGGATTCTCGAATCCATGAAGCCGAGATTAAATAGCATCACAACGTGGATCGACAACAACCAAGACAAATGGAATGAATGGAAGAACACAGTTCAACAAGCTGGCGAACAAGGTGCTGAATGGGTGTTCTCAAAACTAGAAGGTACTTTTTCTTACATCCGAGATAATTATCTGGAAAACGATGAATTTAAAAACCTAGATTTTGAAGGGAAAATAAAGTTTATTATGGATGATTTGGGTGCATGGTGGGATCGCACCGGGCGCCCTTGGCTAACTGACGTAGCTAAGGATGTAGGGAGCGCCATATTTGATGGAATTGTTTGGGGTGTAAAAGAAGGGATAAAAAGCATCGGTAGCATGTGGGTGGAGGCTTTCAAAAATCCTTCTACCGATAATTTCGCAGGCGCGGGGATTTCCACTCTGATTGCAACGTCGCTTGCTTCGTTGGTCTTAGCTCCATTGATTAAAGGTTTTGGAACTCTTTATAAAGTAGGTAAATGGATCTTTGATCGTGGCAAACAGTTAGGGGGATTATTTGGGGGTAAAAGAGGAGGTGGCCCCAAAGGAGGCTCAGCTGGTGGCCGAGGAGGAAATAGCTCACCAGCAGGATCACCACGGACTGGACGCTCACCTTTCATTCCAGGAGGTAAATTCCCGAGTTGGCTCAAAAAAGCAGGACGTAGGGTGCCATATCTAGGTCCTCTCTTAGCGGGGAGCGCTTTGATAGGAGGAGACCGAGATCGCCTTGGCGCAAATCTTGGGGGATTGCTCGGAGGCATAGGTGGAGGAGCTGCAGCTGGTGCTGCAGTCGGTAGTATTTTTCCGGGTGTAGGCACAACCATAGGCGGTATCGTCGGGGGTATCGCTGGTGCATTTGGCGGTGAGAAGATCGGCGAATGGATCCAGAACAGTGGGATACTAGAAAAAATCTCGGACACTCTTTTCAACAAAGAGTGGTGGTCTGAAAAATGGAATAATGTCACTGACTACGCTAAAAACCTATATGAAGGCTCTTGGCTACAAGACACTATAACCGCTATCGACGATACTCTCTTTAGCAGTGATTGGTGGAGTCAAAAATGGGATGGTGTTACGGACTTTGTTGATAACAAACTATTAAACGCTAGTTGGTGGGCTGAACAAGCCGGCTATATGTACGGTTATCTTGAATCGACCGTGTTTAGCGGAGAATGGTGGAGTCAGAAGTGGACCGATGCCGGTGAGTGGGCTAGTAACCTATATGAAGGTTCATGGCTTGAAAAAACAGTGACATCTATCAACGAAACCATTTTCAACAAAGAGTGGTGGGGCCAGAAATGGGAGGACACCAAAGCATGGGCGCAAGAAAAATGGGATCAAGCCGTCGCAGTATGGGACTCAGTAACCCAGAAAATTGACGAAACGATATTTAACAAGGAATGGTGGAGCCAAAAATGGACAGATGCCAAAGCATGGGCTCAGCAAAAATGGGATGAAGCTCAGGCTGTATGGGAGTCCGTAACAACAAGAATTGATGAGACCATCTTTAACAAAGAATGGTGGGGTCAAAAATGGGACGATACCAAGGCGTGGGCTCAACAGAAGTGGGATTCTGCCGTCGAGATATGGGAATCCGTAAAAACAAAAATTGGTGAGACAATATTTAACGGAGAATGGTGGAAAGGAAAATGGGATGATGTCGTTGGTTGGGGAAGGAAGCAACTCGAAGGTCTCACTGATTGGTGGGATGGTGTAAAAAGTAGCTTCGACAGTGGTCGTCAAAGCGGGCAGGCAGCTGCAAGAGGAAGTGGTAGAGGTGTTGCTCAACGAGGATCAGAAACCCCATATGCAAACGGCGGCTTTATCAACCGTCCACACCTTGGATTGGTCGGTGAGGCAGGACCGGAGGTTATCATTCCACTTTCATCAAATCGACGAGGCCGCGCCCTCGATCTCTATCAAAAAGCAGGTGCAGCCCTCGGAGTTCGACCGTATGCTAATGGCGGCTTAGTTGGTGGATCTATAAAAGTGCCTAAATCCCAACCGGTTCAAGCATCTGTCAATGTTGGTTCTGTTTCTGTTCAAGCAGATAAACAGGCAAAGCAATACGGCGAAGCAATCACAGCTGCAGTTGCATCGGGGATCAATGGCACAGTCGTGCCTATTAACAGCTGGCGGAAGAACAATATCGAAACGCCGATGGTTGATGTAGTAAAGGAAGCTGTCGGTTTTGGCTCTAGTACGGTCAGGTCGTTTTCAACTGGTCAAAATGCAACACCGACCAAAACGGCTGCTTATCTAGACAGACAGGTCCGATCTCCATTCCGCGTTATCCAAGGAAGAGCGTCTCAATGGGGTTCTGGCACAGTCACAGGATTCCGTTCTGGTCAAGATTCTACCTCTACAGGAACAAGACCTTATCTTGTCTCCAATGTCCATACGCCTTTCGATGAAACGAAAGGCAAAGGAAGAGGATGGGGCGCAGGCACCGCGAGTGAATTTGTCACTGGAATGCGTTCTCAATCTAGTCAAGTGACGGAAGCTGCAAAATACTTGGCCAAACAAGTTGAGAAGACGTTTAAAGAAGAGCTTGGTATTCACTCCCCTTCACGCGTTATGATGGAACTTGGTCGATTTGCTTCGCTAGGTATCGTAAAAGGTCTCGGAGCTGTTGACATCAAGAAATTTGCAGAGAAACAGGCAGGCTCTCTTGCAGCAGCATTCTCAGGATTAGGAGCTGTTGGTGGGAACATATCACAGTGGATTCAAGCGGCCATGATGATCACCGGTGTCCCATCTTCGTGGTTAGGACCATTAAGCATAATTGCACAAAAAGAGTCGGGCGGAAACCCTAGAGCCATAAACTTGTGGGATATCAACGCCAAGCGTGGTATTCCGAGTAAGGGGTTAATGCAGACCATTGATCCTACCTTCAACGCCTACAAAATGCCGGGGATGAACGATATCTACAACCCGATTCACAATGCTGTTGCCGCGATCAGGTATATTCAATCGCGTTATGGCAATGTGTTTAATGTACCTGGTATTCGCAGCATGGCCCGAGGTGGAGCATATCGCGGCTATGCTAACGGCGGACTGATCACCAAGGATCAAATCGCTCGTGTAGGTGAAGGAAACAAGCGTGAGTGGATTATTCCAGCTGAGCGTGGTATTCGTGGCAGATATTTGCTCCATCAAGCGGCTGCCGATCTTGGCATGTCGGTTGTGGATCAAGGAGCCGGCGAGGCTGTAGACGCTGATACGGTTCAGGTTGCTACAAGACCAACCTCGAGCAGCAAAGTGGTGGTTGCGTCCGAACCGAGCGTGCAACTGATCATTCACGGAGATCAACATTTCTATTATGAGGAAGACAAAGAAGCGTGGTTCAAGGAAATGGAGAAGCGCTTGGAGGATTTAATAAGAGAAGCACGTCAGAATGGCGCAAGTGAGGTGTATTAGATGCCGAAAAGTGTCTATGAATTTTGGTTGTCTCAAGGGAGTCAGAAGCTCAGGCTCCCTGTGCTTCCTGAAAAAATAGAAATCGGTGGAGCCATGCAGAATGAGTCCGTCAGGGTGAGTGGCCTTGGCGAACTTATTTTTATTGATGAACCAGGTGCAAGGGAAATCTCCTTTGCGTCTTTTTTTCCAAAAAGACATACTCCACTTTGTGAATATAGGTCTATTCCTAAGCCCGAAACAGCCATATCTACACTCATGAAATGGCGTAACAAAAAGCAACCGATCAGATTGATCGTGACAGGAACAAAAATAAACTTTCTTTGTAGCTTAGAAGAATTTACTTACAGCGAGGGAGAAAGCGGCGTTGGAGATCGTGATTATTCTCTGCAACTCAAAGAGTATAAAACAGCGTCACCGCGAAAAATCAAAGTGAAAAAGCCCGTCAAAAAAAAGCGACCATCAAAACCTGCACCACGCACCTGGAAGGTCAAAAAGGGAGATACCCTTTGGGCCATTGCCGGTAAGGTGTACGGTAAAAATACGGACTGGCGTAAGATCTGGAATGCAAACAAAAGCATGCTGATTAAAAGAGACAGCCGAAATAATCGACAACCAGGCCACTGGATCTATCCGAACCAAACCCTCCGTATCCCATAATTAATTGATATAATTAATTATAGGGGTGAATCCAATGACCATGATTAATTATAACGAAGACGTGTTTGAAAAAATTCCGAATGACAAACCGGGATACTTTAATTGGGTGGGGAAGAAGTCACATTATTTAACTGTTAAAGATGCCTATTTACGAATAACAGAAGGGAAACCTAGGCAACGCTATTTCCTATGTGTATGTGAATGCGGGAATACCAAGCTGGTTCATGGAGATGGAATTAGAAAAAAGCGTATTAAAAGTTGTGGATGTTGGAAGTCGATTGTAGATGCTAAAAAGGCAAAGTCTATGGGAGACTCAAATTCAAAACATGGTTTAAGTAAAACAAGGCTTTATAAAATATGGGGATCCATTATAAGTAGATGTGATAATCCGAATGCTCATGATTATAAAAACTATGGCGCAAGAGGGATTTCATATGATCCGAGGTGGAAAAGTTTTTCGCTTTTTTATGAAGATATGCGTGAAGGATATGCGGAAAACATGACAATTGAAAGAAGAGATGTCAATGGTAATTATAACAAGGAAAACTGTGAGTGGGTAACTATGGAAGAACAGCAAGCTAATAAAAGAAATACAGTTTACTTGGAGTATAGAGGAAAAAAGAAGCGATTAGTTGATTGGGCTAAAGACTTGGGAATACCTTCCGGAACGATTCGTAGTAGATTAAAAATGGGGTGGTCGATTGAGGACGCACTTTGCAAAAAGAAGCAGCGATAATTGTTGCTTCTTTTGTGTGGCAAATGAGGTGATGACGCATGATAGAGATTTGGTGTGTTAAACCCACCGAGCGATTGGAGCTGGTTGTTGAAGGACAAGTGACATGGGAAGGGAAGAGATATCAAGCTCCAAGGAAACTCCAAGCCACCATTGTCACTAAGCAAGGGAATCAACGCTATTACACCCTGGAAGAGGGCGACACGGTTCTTTTTAAGTGGAAGGGCAAGGAGTTGTTCCGTGGAACGGTATTTAGTCGAATCCCTCGAGACAACACGCTCTTTTTTGAAGCATATGACATGTTGACCTATCTCGTAAGAAATAAGGATGTTTATGCTTTTAGCAATCAACGAGCGGATCAGATTGTACGTCGTATATGCAATGATTTTCAGATCCCAACGACTACCATTGTCAATACAGGAGTAACCTTTAAATCTCTTTTAGTGACTCAGGAGACGACGTTATACGACATTATTCTTAAAGCGCTCAAACGCACTCGTGCTAACAATGGCCGTAATTATCAACTTTACTCAACAAAGGGAAAGCTGGGATTACGAGCTTGGCCAGATCCGAGTGAGGTTTATGTCATAGAGAAAGGCGTAAACCTTATTTCGTATGAATACAGCACGAGCATCGAAGAAACGGCCACTCGAGTAAAAATGAAAATGCAGAAAAACGACAAAACCTATACTGCAACAGCTCGGGACAATGACGGTGCAAGGAAATTCGGGGTGCTGCAATATACGGAAACGGTAACGGACGACCTTAACCAAGCCCAGCTGCAACGCAGGGCTGATAACAAGCAAAAAGAACTCAAGGGTGTACAGCGCAAGTTAAACGGTGTCCAAGCGGTTGGGATTCCAGATGTAACAAGTGGCTTGCCAGTGCGGGTAATCATTAAGGACGTGGGTATCAATCGTAACTATTGGGTGGACTCTGACTCCCACACTTTTCAAGGTAATACTCACAAAATGACGCTTGACTTAGTTCGTAACAATAGGATTCCGGAGGTGTCATAATGGGACTTGCGGAGGAATTACGTCTACTCGCTGCACAAACTCAGGAGGCGATGCAGCCGGTACAACTGATTGAGGGATCGGTTCGATCGATTAGTCCTCTTGTAATCCGACTGGCGTCCAACAGCAAACTGGACATACCGGGTGACCTTTTTACAATTCCCAAGCGCTTGCGACAAAGTGGCGATGATCCCTTACAAGTTGGCGATAACGTGATGGCTGCATCCTTTACGGGAGGGCAGTCTTTTTACATTATGGATAAAATCTAGGGGGTGATGATGTTGTTATCACCGGAAATTCAATTCGAGGAAGAGGATGATAATCTTGATGAAGAGATTGAAACCTCCAGCACATGGTTGATTGATTTTGAGAGTGGCCGAATCCTAAACCAACGTGTTGACGGTCTGAGAGCTATCGAGCAGTTTGTCTATATGTCTTTGATGACGGAGCGTTATGCATATCCGATTTATAGTCATGATGTAGGTAGCGAGCTTCAGGAGCTTCTCTCGGACCCTGAAACGACAGATGCTTATAAAGAGATGGAGATACCTCGTTTGATAACGGAAGCTCTCGAATATGACGAGCGGATCGCCGCTGTCACAGACATTGAAATCGAAAAACAAGGAGATGCTTTCCGCGTCTCCTTTATTGTTGAGTCCGAGGAAGGGACTCTTGAAATGGAGGAGATGCTAAATGCAACTTAGTGGATTGACCTATAACGAGGTCATGGAACTCCTGCAGTCTCAGACGTTTGAAGAAATAATGGAGAGGATGCTAGATCGTGTTCCTGCTGACGTGGACAAGCGAGAAAACAGCGTCATTTGGAATGCGTTGGCCCCTGCGGCGGCCGAATTAGCGCAAGCATACACGTGGATTGAAACTGGCTTAGATTTAGTCTTTGTGGATACCGCGCAAGGCGAGTTTTTAGACAAGCGAGCAATAGAAGCTGGTATTGAGCGCCAGCCAGCTACAAAAGCAGTCTGGCAAGGAATTTTTAATTTGCAAGTACCCGTAGGTTCCCGCTTTTATGCAGAGCCTCTTTATTTTGTAGCTCTGGCCAACAACCAGCTGCAATGCGAAACAGCTGGTGAGGAGGGCAATGCTAATTTTAAAGGGAGGGAGCTCCAACCGCTTGACACCATACCTGGTTTAACAAATGCAAGCATTGGAGACTTGCTTATACCAGGTCGAGAGGAAGAGGATGACCGATCACTTCGTCAGCGATACTTAGTCCGTGTGAGGCGGGAGGCTGCGAGCGGGAATAAGGCGCATTACAAACAATGGGCGGAAGAGGTAGAGGGTGTTGGTCGAGCGAAGATATTCCCACTATGGGATGGGGAAGGAACGGTGAAGGTTGTCATTACGGATGCACAAATGCAGCCAGCTACACCGCAGCTGCTGCAAAAGGTGAAAGATTACATCGATCCTATTCCCGGCCAAGGCCAAGGAGAAGGACAGGCACCAATTGGATGCACCGCAACCATCGAGAGTGCTGTTTGGAAAGATATCGACATATCGGCCGACGTTACTCCGGCAGCTGGATACACAATTTCAGATTGTGCAGCAGAAATTAGCGCGGAAATCGAAAAATTATTTAGACAGATAGCTTTTGAAGACAATGTCGTACGTCTGAGTCAGATCAACAATATTATTTTTAACGCAGCTTCCGTCTTAGATTACGAGAATGTAGAAATAAATGGAAAGTCAGAAAGCTTGGAGTTAGAAGTAGAAGAGCTTCCAAGGCTTAGGGCGGTGGATCTAAATGAAATATGAAGAAATGATTGAATACTTGCCACCGTTTATTGCTAGATTGCGAGAAATGCAAGAAATAATATCGACGGAAGCAAAAGAAATGGATGATCAACAGGATCTCACTTTTGATGCGACCGATCAACTCTTTATATCCACAGCAACGTGGGGGCTCGATCGCTGGGAAAGGATATTAAACGTCACGCGTGATCCAGACGACTCGTACGAGATACGCAGGGCAAGGCTGATCAACAGAACATCCAACATCCCACCTGCCACGTATCGAGCATTAGAGCGAGTCGTCAATCGATTCTTAAAAAATCCCTCAGCGAGAGTAAGGTTAGTTGAGGAAGAATACCGCTTTACTGTCGATGTTGATATTGATGACTTGCAGCACGTTAGGCTTATTGTTGAAGCGCTAGAAAATATGAAGCCGGCACATCTAGCTTATGTGCTGCGCCCCGCATTTGAGGAGCGGATAAAAATCAAAGATACTGTAATCCTCAATCAACGTCGTTATAGACGTGTCAGGGAGCTACGCGTCGGACTATCAGTGACATTAGACAATAACGAGGTGGTGCTGAGATGAATCAGCAATATTTGGAACGAGTCGCTCAAGATTTGCTAGATCGTATTACGCTAGCAAGGCTCAATGGGCAAGAGGTGCCCATACTGTCGAAAGAGAGGCAAGGAACAATAATCACGGTGTTGACGGGCAGACAGGAGGATCAAACAAAGATGGAGCACATTGCCCTCTACGATGAACAAGGTGGAGTGATTACAGAGCGTTTTTCCAACCTCGATGTAAGTGCAAACCGATCACTAGATTTTAGATTTGAATTTGAGGTGACAAGCTGATGGCAGACTATAATCCAAAAACAAATTGGTTGCCAGATGACCCCATAACTGAGGACGATTTAAACCGGATAGAGAAGGGTATTAAAGACGCAAACGACGATATAAATAACCACAAATTGCAAACCAATAACCCCCATGGGGTAACGAAAGCACAAGTCGGTCTTGGGAGCGTTGATAATGTAAGACAAGCATCCAAGCAAGAGTTTGATGCACATAAAAATGACAAGGCCAATCCCCATGGAGTAACAAAATCTCAAGTGGGATTGGGGAATGTAGATAACTTGAAGCAAGCGACAAAAGAGGAGTTCGACGCTCATAAAAATAACACGAATAATCCCCATGATGTGACGTCCGAACAGGTGAACTTAAAAACGATAGGTTGGGCAGCAGATACACCATATGATCAATTACCTAAAGGTATGACAGTTACACAGATTCCTACTAGTTCTGGTTATCCTCTCAGTAACGGAACATTGATAACTAATAATGTTTCACAATTTAGGTGTAATCAAATTTTGCTTTCTCATAGTCAGCAAGCATCCACTAGAATGCTTTTCAGAATTTATCACCAAGATGCAGGTTGGTCCGAATGGAAAGAGGTTTCCGCCACAGATGGCGACTATACTAACCTTCGAGCAAGGGCAACGACTAAGGCAGATGTTGGTCTTGGTAATGTCGAGAATTACGGTATAGCAACTCAAGCAGAAGCAGAGGCGGGTACATCAAACACAAAATACATGACTCCTCAGAGGACAAAACAAGCTGTTGATAAAGGTACCGCCCCTCTAAATCAAAATATAACAACAGTAGGTACCACTTTATTAAATCATATAGATAACAAAAATAATCCACATGGGGTGACATCTCACCAAGTAAACCGTATAGCAACTGGTTGGCCAGCAAATACACCATATGATGAATTACCGACAGGAATTACGGTTACTCAGGTGCCTAGCAATTCAGGATACCCTATTAGTATCGGTACATTAATTACAAATAACGTCACGCAACATAGATGTACTCAATTGTTTTTTCACCCTAGCACACTTACTCGAATGTGGTTTCGTATCTATCATGGCGAACACGGTTGGACTAGCTGGGCAGAAATAGAAACTACGGCGGGGGCGCAAACAAAAGCAGATCAGGCCGAAACAAACGCCAAGAATGCTAGTCTATCTAGAACAGGTGGTACTGTTACCGGGACTGTAAATGTAGAGGCAGGAACCCCTTCTCCACTACGAATCAAAAGAACAGACTCAAATGCGAACATTGCTATTGAATATCAGATGGGTAATTTGGTTAGATTTTTAGGTTTCGACGAAGGCGGCAATCTAAAAGTCGGTAGCAGTCAAAACTTAACTGGCACCGGTCAAGGGGTTGCTTTAACAAACGGTGATTATCTAAGTCTTCGGGCAAGAGCAACGACAAAGACAGATGTCGGTCTCGGAAATGTAGAGAATTACGGTATAGCAACTCAAGCAGAAGCAGAGGCGGGTACATCAAACACAAAATACATGACCCCGTTACGAGATAGACAAGCATTTAACCAATATATAGGAGCTACGACTATAGGCAGCTTGTGGACGAGTTCTATTGCAAGACAAATAGGGTCTAGAGGATCTGATGGGGCTGTTCATTATATCCTTCTATGTCGTACAGGAATTTTTTCAAAAACAACAGGAATCATAAGTGGTTCAAGAGCCTCTAGTGGAAACAATGCAAATGGGCTATTTCTTGTCGAAGCTTCTCATAGTACCTCTAGTAGCTCATCTGCACAAGTGATCGCCCTTCAGTCTCAAGCATCAGGAATATCTTTGGTTACACTGACACATAGCAATCAGAATTATATCGCTCTACGTTTTAATAGGACTCAGTTTCAAGAATATAATGCGTTCTTCTTTAGAGGGGACTCTACGCATTTATCTCAGATAAAATTAGTAGAGGAGGATGAAGTAAGTAATGTATCTACTTACGATGGAGGTAATGCTAGAGATGTAACTATTTTAGGATCTAATGGTTTATCCATAAATGGAAAAGTATCCGAAAACATTGTTCAACAAGGTTCAAATGCGAACGGGGAGTTTATTCGATACGACAGTGGATTGCAAATCTGTTGGGGAACTCCTTTTTCTGTTGAAACAGATGTCCTGATAAATGCTAATGATCCTAACCTTTGGAGAAGTGAATCTAACTCTTGGACATATCCTGCTATGTTTGACGATAATTATCCCATAACTGTAGTTGCAGCCCATAATGGTCTGAATAGATTAGCGGGTCCTGTTGGTCCAACAGGAGGAGGTAACGTATCCATAAGAGGGTATTATTTAGGTAGAAACCCCAGTGGTACTATAACAATTAGAACAATAGCCATTGGGAGGTGGAAATAAAATATGAAGATACTATTTGTTCCTCAAGTAGCTGATGCGAGTATTGAATATGAATTTGAAGATGAGAAAGTAACTGTTTACTTAGATGGGGAGAGTGATACTTTTGATTTCATGGGACTACCTGATGGAAAGTTAGAAATAGAGGATGAGGAAGGAAATCTATTAATTGAGACTTCTCTACCTGTTAATCCGATTTTAGAAGCGTGGAGAGAAGGAGGGGTACTACATGTGAAATTGTTAAACTATATTGGCATGGATGCAAATGAAAAAGACCGATTCCCAGATTGGCAGGAGGTTGGTTAGATGGCAAAAATCAAATGGAAAAAACAAGAGGCAATCGAGAAGGAAAAGCTCAAAAGAAAACAGGAAAGAGAGGAGGCTGAAAAACGAGCTACAGCATTGGATAAGGCTCCAGAGAATTTTGAAGTTCTTGGTCAAGCAAAAACAGATAGCGATATTGTTTCCATGCAACAAGGCCAGCGAATTACAGACTTAGAATTAAGACTATTAGAAATGGAGGCGAAACTATGAAGAGTCCAATGTTTAAAGATTTAAAAGAGCGCTTCGCTAAAAACTGGTGCCGAAAGGATCAGTTAAAGCAATTTGTCCAGTTGGGAGCAATCACAGCTGATGAATACAAGGAAATTACCGGTGAAGATTTTAAATAGAGAAGGGAGGAGAGAAAGTGAAAGTTTGGCTCATTTATATTGATGAAAATGGAAAGGAAAAGGTTGTGAAAGAAGAACAAGAGAGAATCGCAATTCGTTTTTGTAGCAATGTCATGAGTGGCTTTCATCCAGGCGTTGTTATTAAGAATATTTTTCTTGCAGATTGTGCTCAAAAAACTTTTAAAGAGTTGGAAACTCTTGTTGCTGGGCCGCCGTTGTCTGGCGAGTCATTACGATTCAAAGAAAAGGTTTCAGAATAAGTCCGGTAAGGGCTTTTTATTTTGGCCGAAAGTAGGTGATCACTTGGCTATAGAATGGGGAGTAATCATTGCGTTTTTGGGTTTAGTTGTTAGTTATCAAGCTTATCAATTAAATCGTACAAAAGGGGTAAAAACGGACACACAGGAGAGTGCAGAAGTTAAAGCGGAGCTGGTTTACATCCGCAGAGGGGTAGATGACATCAAAATTGATTTACGAGCGAATAAAGAGCAAATCTCGCGAATGGGGGAGCGACTTACGAGAGTAGAGGAATCCACTAAGTCTGCACACCATCGAATTGACCAATTAAAAGGAGAGGGTAAAAAATGATGTTTGATACAGGAAGCATTGCGCGTTTTTTCGGTTTGATTGCTGCACTATTGGCGTATTTCGGGGTAAATGTGCCAGAGGATGTAACGGAAGCTTTTACTAGTCTTGTTGTTGCAGCCTTAGCTGTTTATGCCGCTTGGAAAAACAACTATATCAGCAAAAAAGGGCATGAACAAAAGAAAGTTTTAGAGGAAGCTGGTCTAAAGAAAGGGGAGAACGAGTAATGGGATATAGATTCGAGAAACTTTCACAGTTATCCGATCAACGGAACCGATTAAGAAAAAAGGGGAATTATTCAAAACGTACACAGCCTATCACTGTTCGTGCTTGGCATCATTCTTTGACTAAAAAACATTCTGCAGGTTCGACCGCTGCCGGATTTGCAAATTATCATGTGGGGTCTTTAGGATGGCCTGGTATTGGCTATACGTTTGTGATCGAACCACAAAATATAGTAAATACACCAAACGGTAAGCGGGCAAGAATTGTATATTGCCATGACATTGATCGTCGTACTTATCATGTTGGTAACAGCAACTCATTTGCATTAGGTATTTGTGTTGCAGGCGACTATCGAACTGAACAGCTAGATCAACCGACCTTAGCGTCAATTGCAGATTTACACTCGGCGTTAGTAGCCGACAAGATCGGAAGTAGTGACAAATCACACCACGAATTTCCGGGATACGCTTGGAAACAGTGTTGCACATTTGATTATAAAAAGGCATTTAAGGCACAGTCGCCGTCTGATCAAACCAACACAAAACCTCCAGCCACTGTACCTTCAACGTACACGATTCAAGAAGGAGATACATTCTGGAGCATCGCCCATAAAAATAGCGCAACTGGAGTAACAGTGGAAGGTTTGATTAAAGCCAACCCTGGAGTTGATCCAACTAAACTTAAAGTTGGCCAAGTCATCAATTTTAATACAAAAGCTAGTAAGTCAAACAACGAACACAAACAATCCCAATCTGGTGCTTCTAAGGCTAAACCAAGTGGTGACCCATATGTACGTAATATCCAACAGTTTGTAAACAGCTATGGATTCAGCATTGCGGTTGACGGGATCGCGGGACCGCAAACGATGAGAGGATTAGTTAAGGTGCTGCAAACGGAGCTCAATAAACAGTTTGGCAGAGGACTCAAGGTTGACGGCATTTTTGGCCCACGAACACGGGCGGCATTAGTCAATGTGAGAGCAGGAGCTCGCGGCAATCTCACTCGTGTATTACAGGCTTTGCTGTACATCAAGGGCTATAATCCGGGGCCGTTTGACGGCATTTTCGGTGGTAAAACGGAGAGCGCTGTACGAGCGTTTCAACGCGCAAAAGGATTGACTGTGGATGGCATCGTTGGGCCGCAAACTTGGGGAGCGCTTTTAAGATAAACAAAAGGCCCCGCTTAGGCGGGGCGATTACTACAATGATCAATATGATGTAAAAGCATCTTCTCTTAAGAAACTGTCAATAAACAAAGAAAGTTTCGCATAACTATTCATAATTTGGACCTATATTAATATCAAACAACCAACGAAAAATAAATATGGTAAATCCTATTGAAATACCTCCAAAAAATATCCAAAACCAACTTCCCTTTTCAGGATCCTTACCGTAGATCTTCGACAACGATGCTATTACCCAAAAGATGATTACAGGAACAAGTATACTCCGCATCTAGTTATTCCCCCCACTTAAAGAGTTCACGAGCAGCATCCCAATAGTCCTCACTTCAGTGAGGGCAGATCCATTAAAATAATTTTCTTAAGTAATCAATAACGAACAAAAACAAGAAAATGCCGATTGAAAGTGGAATAATCCACTTTTTATCAAATCTTTTGTTTTTTTCATTATCAATGTAAGCCAGAACACTTAACATCAATGCTCCTATAATCATGGTTGCTATTCCCACCAGGTAGTCAACCTCCTTAACAACTTCTCATCATTTCCTGCTTTATAAGATACATCTCCGGTTGGATCAACTTTAATAAGAACCTTATGAGCTTCTTTCCAATCGTCTTTGTCCTCACTTAGATAGACTAAAACTTCTTTGGTTCCTGATTTTGGAACCGGTGTTCCTAAAATGTGGCCAAATGCAGGTACTTTATCTGCAAATGCAAATGTGCCTGCAGCAGTACCAACAGCAACTAAAGTACTTGGATCTGATGCATTATTGAATATATTCTGAGCAATAGGCCCAACAGTTGGGATGGCTGCTACTGACCGACCTAATAGCCATGCCCCATAACCCCTTGTAAGTCCTTGAGCAGTACCAGCTGCATAATAATGAAACCCACCCATTTCTGCATTTTGGGTATAATAATAAAAATTAGGGTCATCTTTAAAAATTACAAGTCTATCATCGATTATGTCAAAATGAACAATAATATCATCATTAATTTTTGCTCTGTCAGGTACTATCCCTAGAGCTTTATAATCAATTTCTGTTCCCTTAGTGATCTGTAACTTACCGTTATCTTTTTCCCATATGATTTCGCCGCCAAACATATCTTTAGGTTTCTCTGCAAACGTAAGTTGGTTTACGTGAGCTCGAGGAGACACCCAACCATCGTAGTAAATTGGATTCCTGTAGTCGAATGGAAGTATGAAGCTTTCTCTCGGCGTAGCTCCTTTATTGATCAGCGTATTGATAAATCGGAACGTAGGATTGTTCGCCAGCGCTGGATTGTCTGCTAACGTGGGATCATATACATTTGCATTCATCTTGCTCGTATCGACTTCTGGTGCTTTCTCATGCAAGGTTGCGTTGTTAGCAAAATACCCGCCTACCTCCATGATGCTCACGCCTGACATTCTTACGCCACCAGTCATGGTCCAGTCTAACACCTGCCGGATCGTCGCTTTTAACTCTTCCATCTTCGTTCGTACTTGGGCCATTAATTCGACACCTGCTTGGTCGAGATCATATAAACCCTCTAACACCGTATCTGCGTGTTTGCGTGCACTATCGACGCTGTTGTACACATTGCCTGTCTGAAGCTTGCCGAGGTGTAAGATATGACTCACTTCGGCTGTCGCCTGATTAATCGCTGCCTCCCGTTCCTCTAGCGTTTCTTCATAGCGATCGTATCCTTTTGGAAGCTGATTTTTCCAAAAGTCTTCTGACACAGAGCCATTGGAGGCAGGCTCATACTCAGTGATGTTCGCTTTCATCTTTTCGAGTGTCTTGGCATAAGAAATCAAAAAGGCTCGAATCGAGCGGATTGTCGGCAGCTGCATATGGGCATGGTTATAAATGACTCCCTTTGCGCCTTCACCTTTAAATGCTCCATCCATATTGATGACGCGCGTGATTCTTGCTTCTACTGCTTCGAAAACATCCCCATACGATTTTAACACTTTTATGTGTTCATCGAGTTCCGAGAGATGTTGGTTCACATCTAAGAACTTCAAGCTAAAGCCCCCCTTGATATATTCGTGAACTTATTACAGAAAGAACCGAATTCCTCCACTTTTGTTACAAAATAACCAAAGCATACAATACCATAAATAGGCAGGTTGGTTAATGGTAAAAAAGCCCTCACTTCATCAGTGGGGCTGAATTTAATGATTCAAATACGGTTTATGGTACTTTTCCTCGGCATCTAATCGAGCCTTGATTGCATCTTCTTTTTTTGCATATGCTCCCAAATTAATCTTTCTTTTATTAATGTTTATATAAGCAACCCATTTGTTTAAGGTTCTACTGTAACTAACACCTTTTGCACCAGAAGTATTGTTCTTTTGTATTTTCTTTTTTAAGGAATAGATATTCGTGTTATCAATCTTTCCTCTGTTTTTGCCGTTTTGCATTATATTAATCTTTACACAACCGCAGGAGAGAGTATCACCTTGCCGTAGATAAACACCTTTAGTTGTAATCACATTACCACAATCACACCGGCATTTATACTGTTTCCTTCCATCCTTTGCTCGTTCGGTCAGTTCTTCTATTACAAAGAGTTTTCCAAAGCGTTTGCCGACCTCGCTTTTCCTCTGTATACAACCGCATGATTTTGTTTTCTCACTGGTCAATTGATCAAATCTAACGTTTTTTTCTGTGCCGCAATCGCATTTAACAGTTGCAAACCTATATTTACTGTCTTGATCTGCCTCTTTTATGACAGTAAGTTTTCCAAACCGTTCGCCTGGAATTATTGGTCTAGCCATAATTAATCCCCTCACTCATTACGTACATAATCATGACCTGCTTCATCTACACATCTGCGATCGATTGACCAATACTTTAAGCATTTTTTGCATCGTAAGTTTGGATCACTTGCCTTCTCGATTTTAATAGGATCGACCAAGTTACAAACATTCCACAATACATAATAATACTCACCATCTACGGATTGTGCGCCAGCTCTATACAATACACCGTCTGTATCCCACAGCAGAGTGGGAAGGCTTAAGATGATGAATTCTTTTCCTTGAACATTTATCTTCTTGTTATAAGGTTCTAGGGTTTCAATGTATTGTAAAAAATCTTTTTCTCTTTCTTTGCTTATTTTCTCTAATCCGTGGGGAATTCTCCACTCATACTCCCCTTTGCTGGCAAGATCGAACAACGGCTTCAAATCCCATGTAACAGTATAATAGCTAGTATTCTCGCTTGATTCTAGGCGTACGTTCGCGAAAGAGGCTGAGTAAATCCCTTTTTCAATCTTGCTAACTCCAGACTTTGAAGACAATGTCACTCCATTGTAATAGACATCGTTTAAATTTCTGATGTCCCTGTTGGTGTATTTTAATCTAAGGTTATTTCGATCAAGCACCCATGTCTTTCCGATTTTTTGAGCAGCAAGCTTACCTTCGTTACAGTAATTCTTTACTGTGCCCGGTGACAGCCCAAGTATTTCCCCAGCTTCTTCTACTCCGATAATGTTATCTAACATTTTATTCCCTCCTTGAATGTGCGTTACCGCATTTAATTATTTATAATTTACCACATGCGTTATCGCACGTCAATTATTTTCCGAAAAATAATCAAGGAATTTTATAAAAGGAGAAGAACCTATATTTGAGGTGATCTGATGATAAAAAACAAATTGAAAACATTTCGACATAAACACGAAATGAATCAGAAAGAATTTGCAGCTTACTTAGGTATTAGATACGAACAATACAACCGCTACGAGCGGCAGGATCGGCAACCTAATTTAGAAATCGCTCTTAGAATAAGCGAAAAGTTAGGAGTGACGGTCAATGACATAGTTTACTTAAATGAACAATCAAATAGTTGATAAAATATACTGTACAGGCAATAAAATGGATTATATAGCATATAATGTCCTCAAAGGAGGATGATGCAAAATGCAAGTGATCACACCGTTTCACCGACGTCTCGCTGAGTTAGCTTTTATCCAAAAAGAGAGGGAGTTAACCGAACAGGAATATGATGATTTTGATTTGTGCATCAAAGCTAATATGTACTATGTACAAAAATTGTCGTGGCTCTATGAGTTGAGCTATTTTGCTACGCAAACAGAGGACACGGAATGGCTGCATGAAATATGCGCGAGGATTGACGAAACCGTAATAGGTAAGCGAAAAAAAGGGGGGAAATAGGGGAAAAAACTTAATAAAAACTATTTACAATCGTCATCAGGTGGTGTATAATAAAGGTAGATCAAGGAAAGGAGGGAAGAAAATGCTGGACGAAATAGAAAAAATCCTTCGCATCATCTTCTACATCGCTTCGGTTAGCTGGATAACCAAGCAATGGTTTGACAAGAAGAGTGATAAGAAGGATTAATCCACAGAGGGGCACAGCCCCTCTCCCAGTATCTATTATACACGTTCAGCAGATAATTATGAAGAGGATAACATTTTTTTCAATCATAGTGACGGCCGGTTTGATCATCACGCAACAATTTTATAGCAATTTAGTTATAAGTGCCATTACCATTGCAGCTATTGTCACAAGTCTTGTCCTCATCGTGAGGACATGGAAAGGGGAAAGATCGTGAAGTACGAGTTTAATTCAAAACAAGAATTATTGGAGTTCGTTAGTAGGGAAGTCCTTACTACTAGTGAAGCCACCAAGTTTTTGGGCATTACTAGGCAACGTATGAGTAAGTTGATTAACGACGGGAAAATAGTGCCTGTGAAAAAGTTGCGGGGAGATAGCTTGTTCTTTCGTGAGGATCTGGAGCAAAAGAAAAAAGAGCTTGAGCAGCTGCGCAAAAAATACCGCCCTTATGATGAATAGGGGCGGTATTTTTTAGTGAAGCTTTGCATCGGTTAAGTATATTGCTTTACTTAAGTTTTTAGTCTTTTTTATAATTATTGACTGTATCTTCAATGGAGTTAATCATTTCAAAGTACTGTTTTATTAAATAATCGTTGTCTTGATCTGTAATTTCTTCAGCAAAGTTACAACGCTCTATACATTTATCTATTGATCTTATCAATTGAAATACTTTATCGTCTAAAAGGTGCAAATTCTCATATAGCGCTGGTCGTAAAGAGGTTTTGTATTTTTTATGTCAAAACAAGCAGGGTATCCCTCAACAACAAGATTTTCACCATCTACTTTTAAGATATTAATATATGTTTGGATTAATGTTTGGATTTCAGCTTTTCTTTGAAGAGATTCCTGTTTTTTAACTTGTTGTTTGTGCAATCTTAACTGAAAAACACCAGTAACCAGTGCACCTACCATTGCTCCGCCTAAAGCGCTAATAGCAGGAATAAAATCTTTTATTAGTTCAATAACGCTATAATTCAT